CGCGATCCGCCCGGGAGCCGTAGCCAAACTCAGCTTCCGTCGCGCAGATGCCGGCGCCGATGGCCGCGACCTCGCAGGAGTGCTGCAGCAGCCCGTGGTGCACGGCATGATGCATCCGCTTGGCCGCAGACCAAACGTCGAACCGATCGGTGATGGCAGGATCGCCGAAGACGGTCGCAAGGAACGCCCGGAGTTCCGCGCGGTCGACAGATCCGATCAGCTCCGAGCGCCAGGTGCGAAGCGCGGCGATGTGGCGCGGCGCCGTCGGTAGGATCTCGCCGAGGAACGCATCGTCGGGCGCCGGCCGGAGATCGTCCATGCGAATCTGCCGCACGGTCCCGCTCCGGCGGTCGTCAAACGTCGACACCAGTCCCTCGACTACGACGACGCGGTACCGGAGCGCCGCGGTCATGGCCCACTCGGCCGCATCGAACCAGACAGCCCGGATCGATCCGCTGCGATCTGCAAGCGTTGCGGTCAGGAACCGGCCGCGTGCGCTTGGGCGGATCTCGGCGTCCAGGAGGAGATACACACCGGAGACGCGCTGGCCAACGACAAGATCGGAAACGGGAGTGCGCATGTCTATTCCTTAAAGGGATCGTCGAGCCCCAGTGTCCCGGCTGTCGTGACTTCGGCCGCGTCCTGCTGCGCCTGGTGCGGCGACGGGGCCGGTTCCTGTGCAGCCTGCGCACGGCCCCTGAGCTTTGCGCCGACCGACTGTGTCCTCGATGCTTCAGTCCCTGCGCCTTGTTCTTCCGGAGGTGTCATCTCGAACCAGTCGCCCGGGGAGGACATGCCATCCTTGAGGCTGTTCATGATCTTGCGGAGTTGAAGGACCTGCGCAGGCTGGATTGCGTCGATCCTGCGCTGGATGCGCTTCTCGATCATCGGGACGGTGACACCAAACTCCCCGAAGGCTGTGACGACCTTCTTCATGTATTCCGGCGAGGTGTCCGCCTTCGTGTTCAGCGTCTTCTCGCACTGACTGACTGCCGCTTCGACGACATCGCCAGGGATGACACCAAGGATGCACGCGCGAAGCCGGCGGGCACCCTGGTTTGCCACCATTTCATAGATGTCACGCGGGTCAGTGAGAGCGTTCTGGCCATTCCGGGTATGGCGAACATGGCGCACCTGGAATGTCTTGGTCTGCCGTGTGTTCGTTTCGATATCCCAGGCGAAGGCCTCGACCTCGCTCACGCCGCCCTGCTGACTGAGTTCGCGGATGCCGAACTGGATGTTGCCCCAGTTCTGAGCGAGCGCCTCGGCCAACCGGATGCTAGGCCCGGTGATCGCCGTGCCGCCGCGTGCATATTCGTAAAGCGCGCCCTCGGCAAGTGACGGCCGCGTACACGCGTTCAGTATCTTGTCCATGGCAGCGACCACATCGCGAGGGAATCGCTTGGCCAAGATCATAGAGGCCTGTGTCTCGGCGATCGCGCGCTGCTGCTCGGCCTCGGCCAGAGCGCCGGTCACACGCGGAGCCACACCATTGCCGCCAAAAGGATTGGTCACACGGTCGATTGATGTATCCATTGTCATTTCGCGCCCTTCGCGCTATATCGGAAATCGATGTAAGTAGTCGGAGCCGCGGTATAGCCGGCACGCGCCACGAGTTTGCGAGTGTAGGCGGCACCGTTGGGCAGGAGCCCGACGGCCGCAGATCCCATAGCGGCGAGAATGCGCGCCTTCATCTCGGCCTCAGTCTTTTGGGCTTCCTTGATCCGGGACTTGGCGTCGTGCAATATCTCATGTGCCGTTGCGATCTCGTCGGAGAGGTAGACCGTCTGTCCGTCCGTGCCGGGGTAGAGGCGCTTGATTGCCTCCATGGCACGAGGATGGACAGGGTTGACCGCCGGAGGAATGCCGTCCTGAACGGCTTCCCAAAACTCCGTTTCCAGAACGACGAGGTCTCGGATGAGATCGTCATCACGGCTGATCGTGTAAATCCGGAAGTCTTGGCCGCCGATGAGCACAGCCAGGTCGGCCACCTCGCGCCCTGTGACGGCGAGATAATGCTGGCACTGCAACAGGTAATGCTCGGGGACCTGATCTGTCCCTTCTTCGCCCCACTGATCACCCCCAAACCGGGTCGTCTTGCACTCTAGGATGCGCCCGCCAACCACCTCGCGATCGAGATGTGCGATCATGAAGGGGTACTGGGGATGGCGCAGGCAGCGGTTGTTCCGGCGCACCTTACACCCGGTGACTTCGGCATATCGGTCCGCGATCACGTCTTCGAGTCGGATGCCCCATTGGACCGCCGCATTATCAGTGAGGTCGGCCAGAGGGATTTCGCCGCGCTTTTCTGCATACAGTTCTTGCGGCGTCTTGTAAGGATTGAGGCCAGCGATCGTTCCGGCATCCGAACCTCCGACGCCGCTGAGCCACTCGCGGACGAAGCGGTCGCGGTCAGCGTCCGTACCGAGTTGCTGGGTCGGCGACACCGTCTCTTCGGGGCAGTCGTCAAGAAGGAGGTCCATCAGGCGGCTCCCTTCATCGTCGGATCGCTGATGTACAGGTACGCGATCACAAACGGCGGCTTACCCGGCAACTCCAAAATGGTGTCGAAGCCGTCCTTCTTGAAGTCGATCCGCAGGAACCGCCTCATTGGGCAACCGGCGCCCGGAACCGGCGTGCTGGCAATCGTGCGCAACGTACCATCCGGGTTCGAAACCGGCTTCTCAAGTTCGAAGTGTAGACGGCCGCCCTCATACCGGGAGAATCGCTGCGATCCAGCATTGCGCCCGTCCTGCGGGAGCACGAAAACCCAGCGGTGCTCTTCAAGAAAGCACACCAGGTCTTCGACCGTATAAGGGATCACGTAGGTCTGGGAGTCCATTACGCCACCCTCCCGTGGGTCTGCTGCTCCCGCATCAGGGCGACGCGGATGTTGCGGAGCGCGGCGACATCGACGGTGAGCGTGCCTGTCTCAATAGCGTGAAGGAAATCGCAGGGCCTGGCGATCTGCTCGAGTACGGACTGCAGGATGTCCTGAGCCAGTGCCTGCGCATCGAAGGCCGAGGCGGCCACCTCGAAGGTGGCGCTGATCTCGTCTGCCGCGGCCGCCATCGCATCGGCAAAGTCTTCGCGCTTCGACGGCGGCAGTTCGGTACGGATCGCAACCGACCCGCTCAGGATGCGCCGGCCCACGCGGCGAGCATCCTCGATCGTGATCAGGACCGGCTTGACACCGATCCCTGTTTTCGCTAAACTGATGGTATTCAACTTGAAATCTCCGGCCTGGCGATGTGTCCGCATCGCCGGGCTTTTTTCGTGTCAGAAGGCGCCGACCATCGTCCGCGCATCCGTCTCGTCCAGATCGTCAACCACCTCGAGCGCCATCGTCACGCCGCGCTCGGCCCGCCGGTGCCGGCGGAAGAGCATCCGGTCGATCGCATCAGACGGCGGCAGCGAGAAGTGCGGCTGATCGGCCGCGATCGCCCCTGTCGCCCCGCAGGTTTCGCAGGGTAGTTCCGCCCGGCGGCCCGTTCCGTTGCAGTCACCGCAAATCGGTTCGCTCATGCCGCGATCGCCTCGCTGTCCGCCGTCCCGCGGATCACGATCCGCCGGCGGTGCCGCACCAGGGTGAGCCGTGGTGCACGGGACGCGTGCGCCCACTGCCACAGGGCGATCAGGGCAAGGCCAGTATCAGCCGCCTGCTTGGCAACTGACAGTACGGCCAGAACATCGGCTGAAAATGCATTGTTCGTCCTCTCAAATCGTGGTATGATGAGGGTCGTTCGACCCTCGGCCCTCGTTGCGTCTCGTACACGCTTCGGGGGCTTTTCGTTTGTCATCCGCGCCGGCCACGCATTGTCCTTGGGTCCTCAACTCGATCACAGAGCGCCGGCGCGGTAGAAGTCGCCTAGAGCAGTTCCTCCAAAGACATCCTCCTCTCGTTTGGCCTTGGTCTGTGTCTCGCCGTCGGCCTGGGGCGGCGATAGCGTCACATCCTGCCGATCCCCTTCCGCCTCCGCCAGGATCGCATCGATCATCTGCCGGCGCACGGGATCGTTCCGATACCAGCCCTCGATCAGTCGGTCAAAGGCCTCGACGGCTGCGCGGGTATCGACGCCCGGAGGGATCGTCACCGAAATCGGCTGGATCTGCTGGCTCATGCCGCCGCCTTCGCCCTTCCGCATAGCCCGAACAGGCGGATCAACTCCGCCTCCGGCGCACTGTGCAGGCACGCCAGCGACGTGCACTGCTGCGCGGCGACGTGGCCCCGGCCGGGGACGTACTCCCGGATCGAGATCATCGGCTCGCCGCAGTGAGGGCAGAGGAAGCAGTCGTGCGCCTCGCCGGCATGCGGATGATCGGTAGCGGTTGCCAGGATCATGCGGCGAGGGCCTCCTTGTCCTCGGAGGGGTCGGAGATGGGGATAGGAATGATCGGCTCCAGTGTTCGCCAAGTACGGATGCGGTAGCCGCTGTCCTTCAGTTGATCGACCAGGGATGAGCGGCCGATCCCCAACTCACGAGCAACGTTCTCAGGAGTGACACCCTGCTCCAATAGCCTCTTAGCCCTCGAAATATCTTCAGGTGAAATCATCACTCACGCCTCTCTCACACCACATTGACAACATATTAACACGTAGGGAAAGAAAAATCAATAGGTTTGACGACACTCTCACAACACTTTTTGAACAGATCAGCAACAAACTGTCAGGGGCGAGTGTCAGAATGGATATGGCAACAGCAGTTCTTGAGAACGCAGCTATATCGAGGTCTTTCGTGTCAACTGTTCAGGAGAGAGAAAAGGCACGGGCGCGGCCAATCGACTATCCGTATGTTGAGTTCGCAACCGAGGTCCGGCGCTTGCTTGGTTATGAAGGCGACCGGCCGTTTCTCACTGCTCGAGGGGCAGAGATCAAGAGTGGTGTGAATCATTCGACCATAGCAGGGATGATACGAGGCAAGCGGGGGTCGCGAGAGACAATCATACAGTTCGCAGAGAGGCTTGGAGGCGATCCTGATCTTCTTCTGAGATTAGCAGACTATCTATTGGAGACTGAGACTGTTGAGGTAGAAGAGGAAGACATCCCCGACGCGGAACACGAAATCGTCGGCTCATACGACGACGAGGACTTCTACATCGCGGCCCGAGAGAACGGTGTGACCGACGAGCAGATCCGCAAGATTAGGGAGAAGGCCGCAGAACTCCGGCGCGAGAAGGCGCGTCGGCAAGGAAGAGAGTGATCCCTATGGTTTCCGCTCGTGTAGCAATACCTCTCGCGATCTTTCTTGTCCTGTCGCAGGGACATTTAGGACGCTGCGATGTGTCCAAAGAAGGCACCTTAAAGGGACTAGAGAGGGTCGATGTGATTATTGAGCATATCGACCAAGTTGCTAAGGATGACGGGCTTGATCAGGATGGTCTCAAGACAGAAACGGAACTGCGGCTTCGCAATGCAGGACTTGTCGTGGACCACAAGACAATACCGTTTGTCTATGTCAATGTGACTACACTTAAGCTCTCGTCGGGTGCATATGTCTTTTCGGCTGAAGTGGATCTGTCGGAATTAGCATTCACACGTGGGACCGTTCTATCGGCGAAGACGTGGAGTGAAAGCACTGTCGGTTACAGCTCGGCATCCGACATAAACGACATGGTTCTCAAAGCAGTTACATCAGATGTGGATAAGTTTGTAAACGAGTGGCTTCGAGACAATCCGAAGCACTGAGGCTTCTATGAAGCGCACCTCTGTAGCCGTGATAGCAGCCGCAGCCCTCGCCTTGCTGGCCCTGTTCGCCGGCCTGCACCCGCAGCATAAACCACAGCCGCCTCCGGCACCGGTCCAACGCACGAGCGATGTGGTCGTCTGGGTCAACACGAATACCCACGTCTACCATCTGCCGGGATCTCGCTGGTATCAGAATACACGGCACGGCACGCTGATGCCGGAGCGCGCCGCCGTCGCCGAGGGTGACCGGCCGGCGGAAAACGGCCAGTGAAGACTGCCCAGTTCCGCCTGCATGACATCCGAACATCAATTCGATGCAGGCAATCACTTTCCCTGTAAAGACAAACACTTGTTTGCCATTTCTGTGGTATAACGTAGACGAGCGTATACCATGGAGGTTCGACCAGTGAAGGAGATCGTGTACGAAGCGGCCATGCACTGCCTGGAGGCGATCAAGGACCGGAACGGAGGGCGGCTGCCGGTCACGTTGCAGGAGTGCCGGGCGCTGCCGGAGCGGTTCGGACTGCTCCTGGACTACTACGACGCCGGTGGCGGCAAGCTCGTGATCCTGCCCGACGAGACGGTCGTGATCTATACCAATCCCGCCGATGCAGCCATTCGCCAGATGTGCGATATCGTCCACGAGATCACGGAATGGCTGGCGATCACGGAATCCCCGACGCTCTTCGACGGAACGGTGACGACTGTCTATCACGCGTCGGGTGCCGGCGCCCCGCGTGATATCCGCCACCGGATCGCCCTGCTCGCCGAACGCATCTACCGGGCGTGGCTGGAGACGGTGCGCTGATGGCGAAAAAGGCAAAGAAGTCCCCGGTCTCCGTCGGGCTGGTCGGCGGCTACGTGCGCAAATCGAAAATCGACTGGCCCGCGGGATGCGATACCCTTGAGGACCGTAAGGCTCATGTCGATCAGCTGCGCCGCATCCGCCAGGCCGAGATCGAGGCCGACGCCGCGCGCGATGGCCAGACGATCGACATCTGGTATGACGACATGAACATCAGCGGGCGCGGCGAGTTCATCGCCAAGCGCCTGGACTTCGCCCGCCTCTGCAACGATGCGCGCGAGGGCAAGCTGCGCCTGCTGTATACACGGGATCTCTCCCGCCTCTTCCGGCACGTCAAGGGTCAGGAGTTCTGGTTCGACGAGATGGAGGAATGCGGCTGCGAGGTCCGCGCCGGCGACCTCCCTCAAGCTGCTGATCGGTCTTCGACCCGGTTTGTGCGGCAGATCCTGGGAAGCGCCGCCGAATACAGCGCCGAGCGCGCCGGGATCAGCATGGCAAGTGTGTTGTCCGCGTCGGTCGAGAAGGGGGTCTGGGTCGGCCATACGAGCAGCATATGGGGGCTCCGCTACCTGAAGATGCCAGAGGGGCGCTTCGAGTTCGATCCTGATACGGCACCGCTTGCCGTCCGGCTCTTCGAACACTTCATCGAGCACCACGGCAACGCACAAGCGACCACCTGCTATCTCAATCGCCTGCTGCGGCAAGGTGACGCCTTCGCACTCCCCACTCCTGGGGGCGCTCTCTACTGGAATGCAAAACGTGTCCGGGAGATGATCCGTTCAGCCCTGTATCAGCGCCGGATCGAGTTCAGCGGCCTTTCGATCGATTCTCCCGAAAAGATCCCGCAGGTCATCCCGCCCGATCTCGTTGCCGAGGCGCTGCGCCTGGACGAGCAGCGGCGCCAGGGGCCGCGCGGGGCAGGGCGACGGATCGACTATACCTACACGGGATTGCTCACGTGCGGACACTGCGGCGGCCATGTGCGCGCCCAGCGTTCGTATGCCAAGAGCGGTGCGTACTATACCTGCAACGCCTCGAAGCGATCGCGATCGCTCTGCCCGGATAGCTTCGGTGCCTGCGCCGCCCGCGTGGATATCACGATCGGGAGGGCGATCCTGGGTGCCCTGAGCAGCCTGGTAGACAACCACGTTGAGCCTCCGAGGACATCGAAGCGAAGCCGTTCTCCGAAGCCATGCCCGGGTTCAGCCGAAGCCATGCTGCTGGCGCTTGACGATACGCGCCAGCGCATCCTGACCGTCTTCAAAAAACGGCTGCAGGACTGGGAGACCACGGAGCGGGAACTGCAGGAAGTCGAGCGCCAGCGCGCCCAAATCCTGAAGGCGCAGCAAGTCATCGAGCCGGCTCCGGCCATGCTGCCTGTCCTCACCCTGGCACAGAGGAAGCTCTTGCACGACCGGGCGATGGATCTCTGGGCAGCGTCAACGCCCTCCGATCTCGACAAAGCCCATTTCCTGCGTAACCTGAAGGTGACCGCAACCATGACGACCGCGCACCGCCCCCGGCGGCGCACCTCTCCAAGCAATGTCAAGCCGGACGCCCGCGACATCGTCGGCGGCCTGCTGACATTCGTCGTCGAGATCCCAACGCTCGGCCTCACGGGCGAACAGGCGATCACGATCGAGGAGGATCAGGGCACTTACGAACGGCACAGCCGCGTCAGCAATGCCCGCAGACGTGCCGGTATACAATAGTCCTTATGACACGCGATCCCCGGATGGCGCATCATAAAGACTATTGTATAGGCAACGGACCTGCTGTCGATGGCGGCGTAGCGTGGCGTGGAAAGAGCCCCGGTCAATGACCGGGGCTCTGCGGCTTGCGGGGATTGCCTTCCGTCAGTGCTGTGCGCAGGACACGTCCGAGGCTATCGGTCATTGGGCACCTCTACTCTATCGCCCGATGGCATCGCCCGCAGTACTGTACGCCATCGACGTCGTAGCGGCGGTCGTCATCTGCCGCATGGAGATAGCCGGGTCCTGTGTGCGCAACCTTCTCGCAGTCAACTCCGTGGACAGCGGCGAAGCAATCGTTCGCGGCCTGGGCGGTGTAGGGCATGCGTTCGCCGGCGAAGGTGACGCGGTCGTTGACGTTGAGACGGTCAGGCATCGCTCATCCTCCTCTCTTGGCCATCAATGCAGCCAGCATGACGGCGCGGCCCGGCGTGTCCGCACCTCGGCACTGCCCGACGACGCCCTGCACAGGATCGTGGTCACGGCCAAAAATCACTAGCCATGCTGCCTCTGGTGTTGTGGATGTCTCTAGGGAGAAGAGATAGCCTTGCTGATCCATCTTCTCCACGATCTCCCACCAAGCACACGGGTCGCGCCAGGGTTCCCACGCTTCAACGGTGGTCGAATCGGCGTGGCGCTCCACGAGGAATCCGACTTCGGCGAGATTGGTGTACAGGCACGGCAGCGAGCCGCCATCGTACGGTTCGCCGATGCGCCAGCCCATGATTTCGGTGGCACAGGCGATGGCGAGCCCTTCGTCGGTGAAGGTTGATAGGTCGTCAGGTATCGCTTCCATTTTTCATACCCTTCTCCAGATCCATCAATTCAAGCATCGTGCGCCCCAGTTTCGTGATCGTAAACTCGTACCGACCGACAAACGCGCCGCGTTCGGGCGGTAACTTCCTCCTGGACGCAAGCCGCATTGCATTCAGTCCCCAACCGCACACGTCGATGATCTCGTTTTCGCCTGGGTTTCTTCCGCGACCGACCTTTGGGCCGTCTGCGAGCTTTCGGAGTGCATCAGCTGCGCTCCGGTCAGTTTTGGGACGAATGCACGCAGGAGCTTGATAAGTCGCCGTTGGTCGTCAGGCATCGCTTCCGCCTTTCTCGAATGCTGCCCACGCCAGCCGCAACCCCTTCAGTCGCTCTTCTCGCATCTCCAGCAGGTCGTCGTGGTGCTCCAGCCATTCATCGTAATGCTCTCGATACCAGGCGTGGAACTCGTCCGATTCCGGGGCATGCCCGTCGCCGTACGCGCCGTGATGGTCGTCATAGGCGTTGTCGGCGGTGATGAGGGCTTCGACGGCGTGCAGGACCGGGGCGGCGTCGGCCATGTCGGCGCGGGAATGGGCGATGAGAGGAGCCGACGCGATTTGCGGATACTGAGCTGCCGCAAGGAGGGCATTCGGGCAAATCTCCATACCGCATGCGAACTGAATGATAAGCTCCATTGAAGCACGATCGCCGCCCGCCATCATGCCGATCGAGGTAGCGCTCACCCCGCTAATCGTCGCGGCCTCCTTGAGAGTGAGTCGGTTCTTGGGGTCGCCCCACCGCAAGATCTCGCGGACCTTCTGAGCCAGTTCAACATACCGCCCTGTTACCGGGTCTTCGGGGCGTGCGAGTTTTGCCATTCTCGGTTCCTTTCGTAAGTCTCACCAACATCGTTCGAAGCATCTGGAGGATTGTCACTTGTGCGCCTTCTGCCAAGCAAACTCCAGCTTGTCGCAATCCACCATCTCCCCGACAGGAACCCGGAAATACTGCGCCAGCACGCAGGCGCTCAGTATTAGGCCACCCTTGATCTCTGAGTTCGGTTCGGCCAGGAACTTCCGCACAGTGGACAGGTTCAGCCCCGTCTCTTCCGCGATCACATTCAATGTTACTCGCCCGCGCTCGGATTCCATCTTCTTCCAGAGCGCAAAGCCGTGAGACCGAACGCTCACATGCTCAAGGTTCATCTTAGGCATGCTCCATTCTAGCACGATGCTGTTTACAGTGCCGTATACAGTGTATCATCAGATTAAAAAGTTGTCAATAGCCAACTTTTTGTTGACACATGGCGATATTGATGATATAATAGAGGCATAAGAAAACGAAATGGCTCCGGCGAGTGTCCTACCACTCCCGGAGCCGCGACCGATCAGAAAGGACCTGACCGATGCCTGCGATTATATCTGATCCGCTCACGAAAGACAACCATCCGGCCGCCGGCCACGCTCACGACTGCTGGATCTGCCCCGATTGCGGCGGCGCTCTCATCCCGGTCATGCTGCACGTCGGCGGCAAGGGCGCCGTTGCGCACCAGACGTGCCCGAACACGCGATGCAGCTTCCAGGCGAGCGATCTGTACATGGTGCGCACGTTCGGACTGTGCGGCAAGGCGCACGCGTAGGGTTACGGATTGGGGCGGTGGTCGTGAGGCTGCCGCCCTGGAGGAACGATGTGGATATCGGTAAGCTCTATCGAGATCTCGGGGTTGATTCTGACACACTCACCGGCACGCAGCATGTTCGTCAGGTCGTCTTCGAGGAGTGGCGCGTCTGGGCGATGTGCGAATGGCGCGGGCACGAGTGCTTTGCCGTCCGCTCGATGAGTCCGGATGTCGAGTTCGAGCCATTCGTCGTTGATACCTGTCCGCCACCATCGGCCGCGCGGCAGTACCTTGACGAAAAATGCTGGCTGTTGCCCAATTAGGGCGCGTTTGGCCGGCGACCGAAGTCGCCGGCCAGGAGAAACGAACGATGCTGAACATTACCGACGCTGAAGGGATCATCGGCCAGGCTGCGGTAGCCTATAAGGCGAGCGAGGTCGAGAAGGAGCGGCAGCACGTTGCAGCCTTGGAGGCGACGTGGTCTAAAGAGCAGGAACGCCGACACGTTGCCATCGCCGAGTTCTGCGCCGCACTGCGTCAGATCGGGATCGACGGCGAGCCGCAGGACGAGGTTGTACTCGTTAAGGACTTCGTTCTGTATGTCGCGCTCTCGGATGAGACACCAGGCCGCGAGTTGCGCGCCATCGACACGAACGGCGAGGTCTGGCAGATCTCGCAACCGATCAACACCATTGAGGATCTTGGGCAATTCCTGGAAGGTGGGGAAGTCTCCGACGTCGGCTATGCATTCCCGTGGGATGCCGATCGCAAGCCACTTCCGGGAGACGCGGAATCCACTGCCGTTCGTTGGATTGTTGACGCGCAGGCGAGGATCGACCATGCGAACGATCCATTTGCGGAGTAGCGATGACGGCTGACGGCGATCGCCGGCAGCCAGGAGATACGAACGATGGCAATCACGCGGGCTTATATCATCAAGGGCGACAATGAGGCAATCAGACGCAAGACCTCCGAGATGATCCGCGGCGAAGTGATGTTGATGTACTCCATCCAACCGACAGACAAAACCGCTACCGAGGTTGGGATCTTGTTTGCTGACAAGCACGCGGACTTCGTTGACCTGACCCTGGATCGCATCCGTGAAGCGGCCGGCGAAACCGTGTTGCCGGCGGATCTTCGGATCTCGACATTCGGGAGCGAAGCCAGGTTCGGGGTGATCGACTTGGGCGACATGTAGCGATGACGGCTGCCGGGATCGCCGGCAGCCAGGAGGCAAGACGATGCCGGCACCGAAGCTGAGCGATGCGCAAACAAATACCGAAGCTGACGAAGACGGATGGCATTTGCAAATCTTCGAACGAGAATGGGTCGTTTGGGGCTACGGGAGTTCCTCAGGATGCAGTCATATCGCCCCTGCGGAAAATGTCATCCACCATCAGAATGGATGGGAACCAACTCGCCTGCCGTTCGAGCTTCCCAAGGCGGAGGAGTGGAACAAGGACACCCCACCGCAAGAGATACGCCGCGTCACTTGCTGGGGATGGCGCATCCGTCACAACGGACTAATACACGACACCGGTTGGCACCTTGCAGAAACTCGTGAGCAATGCTTGGTAGATGCGACCGCCGATATTGAAACGATGGGACCACGTGACCGCATTGCTCTGAAGTCTGCTTTGAATGATATCAGGGAGTATGGCGGTGGGCTATGGTGACTGAAACCGCTCGCCTCGAAGCCGAGGATCAGGCGCGGCAGCAGGCGATCGAAGACCGGGAGAGCGACAACACCGGCTACTACGAGCCGCCGAAGGAGTGACCGATGTCTCACCCACTTGACCGCCGATCCACAGAACTGGCTTTCTCACTGGCTCCCATCGACTGCGACGGTCACGACCTCGGCCGTGCCATCGCCATGTTCTCGCTGGCGGCGTCAGCCCTCGTTGCTCGCTACACGGACGATCTGGAGCCGGTTGCGCAGGAGATGAGCGAGGACGGCCGAGAGCAGGCACGGCAGGACGTCTCGACGCTGCTCAACATCGCCCACTACTATTCTATGGATGCGGGGCCGCGGGACTTCAGCGACGAGGATCTCAGGCGGATGCGGGAGCGGCTGGAGGAATGGGGAGAGGGATCAAACGATGGCTGAGAAATCGCCTTGCAGGGTTTCGGGATGTGGCGAGGTTGCTGCCGTGCTCGGCTACTGCAAGCCACACTATGCGTACACGAGATCGCTCGAAAAGGCAACGCAGTCGGTTGACACCTATCGACGATACGGCGTGACGGACCACCGGATGGAAGCGGCTCAGTCCAAGGTCTCACGGTATGAGAAGGTGCTTGCCGGGGAGATACCGCTGACGAAACGCCCGCGATGATCGATCAGGGGAAGATGCCGGCGAGGCGTCGTCAGTAGCAACGCCTGGCGCGACATCATTCGCGCCGGGCGTTCGTTTGGGTCGTCTAACCTAAGCGATAATATTGTACCCGGTCAGTGCGACAGCGTGACCGTCTCGCCTGACACGCTAACGTTGCATCCAGCCCACGCCGCGAACGGCCGCACGGCGACCCAGGCCGAGCCGGCGATCAGGCGGCAGGCATCGTGCAGGCCCATCGACGCGCCGTTCCAGGTCGGTTCCTGGTTGTCCGAGTCCCAAGCGAGGCTACTGTCGGTCTGCGCGCCGTACAGAGCCTCGCAAAGCTGCCGCAGGGGCCCGTAGGCGCTCCCGTCGATGATCTGGGCACCGATGTGCTTACCGACCACAATGACCCAACCGGACGCCACCGGCGCGCCGCTATCTGGCGTCAGGAACAGGATACGCTCGGCCTCGCAGCGCCGCAGGAGTCCGTAGACGACCTGTGAGCCGACATGATCGAACGCGAGGATGTGATCCGCTGCCGCCTGCCAGTTCTTGGCGAGCAGGAATTTCTGCAGCTGCGTTCCGGACAGATCACCGCCGCCGCTGTTGAAGCAGAGTGCAGCCAGTGCGCCGAGCTGATTTCCCGTCAGCTCCAGCCCCGGCAGATGCTGGCGGATGCCGGCGACAGCCTCCGTGAGATCGTCATGCAGCCATTGTTCGGCCTGCGCCACAGAGACCGGCTGCCCATTGCGGATACCGCCGCCTGTGTGCCCCCACCCTCCTGTGGCGTTTCCCCATCCATCCCCTGCGACGGGATTTGCGAAGCCTTCGAACTCTTTTATGAGCGCGACAGCCGCATCGTTGACAGGATAATCCATTGCCGCCTCCTTCAGGCGAGAAAAAGGCGTCCGACCGCGCGGCTGGACGCCTGAACTATTCAGCGTTGCTTGATAGTTGGTCAGCCCGGCGAGTCTCCGGCATTGCCAGGTGCCGTCGTATTGCCGGGCAGCGGGATCGCCTGCTCGACGGCGCCCGCGACAGCGCTCTGCGCGACCTGTTCCGCCGCCCGTACAACCGCCTGTGTCCCAAGTGGGGCGCCAGCCTGCACATTGGCCGCAACCTGCTGCACAACGGCGCTCACGGCGTCCTGTGCGGCCGTCTGCGGGCTGGGCGTAACAGGGCTCTTGGCGGCGGCTGCGGCGGCCGTGAGCGCGGCCCCGCCGACGAGGGTCCAGTTGATCTTGCCCTGGGTGAGCGACTGGCCGGCCGCGAGTGCCGCCGATGTCGCGACGGGAAGAATCCAGGCTTTGTTATGCTGGAGAAGGCTAGAAAGCCAGCTCATGAGGTACTTCCTTTCGGGCTGACCGCAATATGCGGTTTCGTGACCTGGTACATCTCGCCTGCCAGCCGGCCGACGCACGGCCCGAGTTCCGGCCAGCGGTCGGCGCAGGCATCTACCTGCACGGCGAGATCGACGACATCCTGCTCGGACGCGTCAGGGTTGTTGGTGATCGCCTGCTCCACAAACGCAAGCAGGTCGAGACGCGCGCCCACTTCGGCGCGCAGGGAGGGACTGATCATAAGCGCCTCGCAGTCGTTGGGAGGGGCGGAGCGTGGACGTCAGGAAGACACTGGAGTATCGTCGATTGCAGGACCGCCCTCCAGCGCTCCGGCCCGCATGTTCGCGACCTCGATCCCGATCTCATGGATTCTCAGATCCTCGGCGAGTCGGGCCTTGAGTTCGCGTAGCTCCTTCGTCGCCTTGGAGCAGTCGCGTTCGCACGCTGCCGCCTTGCGCTGTGCTGCGCGGCGCTCCTTGACCTCCTCGGCCTTCTCCACTGCCAGTGTTGCCTTTTCGGATTGGAGGGTGGCGATCAGTTCATCGCGACGGCGAATGTCGCCATTGAGGATGGCGATCGTCTCATCTTTAGCCGCAGCCGATTCTTCGAGCTTTTTGTAGTCCCGCTTGACCCCCTGCAGCTCGGCCTTGAGATCGTCGACGCGCTTGCGCAACTCTGGCACCGTCTGCCCACGCGCCGTGTCATAGATCGTTTTTGCAAGCAGAGGGACTGTGCCCGTGACGAGCGATGAAATGATCGTTGTGCCGAGGTCGGGCGTCATGGAGGTACATCCTGTCGAGAAAAGAACCCGCGTCCGTAATCGGAGCGGGCTCGGTCAGGTCATGCGCACGTGGCGCCTGTTACGCGGCCGGAGCGGCGCTGAGGGCCAGCAGGGCGCCGTAGCCGGCCGTCGGCGCGGCCGTGCTGGTGCCGTCCGTCCAGTGGATGTTGCAGAGGACGAAGTACGGTGCTGGTGCGAGCAGACTGCCCGGCGGTGCGAAGGAGACACGCCCGCTCGATCGCGTGGCCGCCGGCGCCCCGGTCAGGATCGTCGTGGATGTCGCGCCGGCGTCCCAGCCCGAGAGGATCGTGATGTCGATCGTGGCCGCCGCCGTCAGATCGACAGGATTGTTGTTTGCGTCTGTGACGGTCCCCCAGGCGAGGGGATCATTAGTACCGAGTCGGAAGAATCCACCGGCGTCCAGTGCGAATGTGACCGGCATCGCGATCGAGGGGGCAGACCCGACGACATTCAGCGTTGCGCTGGCCGATCCGCCTGCGTTGCTCACGATGACAGTCACGGGGCCGGAGGCCGCGATGTCCGCAGCCGGCACGAGAGCGACGATCTGGGTTGCGGAAACGATAAGCGCCGGAATGCCGGTATCGGCCCCGACCTGTACCGTCGAGCCGCCCCAGAAGCCAGAGCCGGTGATTGTGACGGCCGTTGTCGATGACCCGGCGCCGACCTGGGGCGGCGAGAGCGACGTGATCGCCGGAGGGCCGGCGACGAGGGCCACCGGAACGCCGAGCGGGTTGACGGCCAATCCGCCCTCGGTGAACGCCGGAGTGGCTGTCGCGGTGCCTGCAACGAGGCCGCCGGGCAGCGGGAACGGCACCGTGATCTGAAATGCGTACGATGTCGCCGGCCCGACGGATGGCGTGATCGTCGCCGCGATCGGCCCGTATGTCGTGCCGCCCTGAGTGATCGTGATCGTTTCGCTGCCTGGGTCGGGAGTAAACGCCTGTGTTGCTGCGACCTGGACGGTGACGAGTTGTCCCATGGATACTCCCTCAGTGGGTGATGTACGTGATCACGTCCTGCTTGCGGGCGAGTCCGGTTGCGTTGCCGGGTGTCCCGAGCCCCGAGAATATCGGAGCCGCCGGAATGTCCGTACCCGAGATCAGGCTATGCTCTGCCGGCGTCAGTGTCAACCGTCCGGAACTGTCAATCGAAAGAGCATGCCAGTTCGTCGGAGGTGTGAGGCCGCCGACGGTCGCGACATTGCCGGTTACGGAGCCGACTGCGCCTGTCGTCGAGAATGTCTGCGTCGGTTGCAGGAGCCCGCGGCCAGAACTGTCGATGTTTAGCAGGTTCCAGTTGGTCGGAGGGCTCATTCCATTGATCGTCGCGACGTTACCGGTCTGAGCATTCGATTTGACGTAGCCGGAGCCGTCGAAGAGGATCGATTGCGGAATGCGCCCGGTGAGTGTCGAGAGCGATGTCGCATTGCTCGCCGAGGTCGCGGCGGCATTCGTGGCCTGGGTGTCGGCATTCGCCAAATGAGCAAACGGACTGTTCGCGGTCGGAGATCCCGGCTGCGCGGTGTTGAGGGCTGCCGGCACGTCGGTACCCGAGATCGCTGTGTGTTCTGCCGGCGTCAGGGTGACCCGCCCCGAGCCGTCGATCGAGAACGTCCCGAAGTTCGAAGGAAACGTGATGCCCGAGATGCCGCCGACATTGCCCGTCACGGACGACGCGACAACGGGATTGATGATGGTCGTCACGGTCGGGATTGTGACCCCCGGTTGCGAGGTCGCGAGTCCGTAGTTGGCTTTGTCCAGGTTTGAGAAGGTCACAGCCTCTGCTAATGCCTCGATCTGGTAGATCGTCGTGTTGTCCGGCGACGTCGTCCACGTCCCCACGCCGGGGCGGGTGATGGTCGCCACTTTCGTTGAGCCGGTGTACGCCGTGATCGTGGCGAATTGGCCCGAGCCAGTGCCACCCATCAATTTGATGAAATGTCCAACATACGTGCCATCGACGGACGAGGCGCCTGCATCGAGGGTGATGGTCGAGGCGGTCCCACCCTGGGCCGTGTACGGCCCTCGGCCCAGGTTGAAGGCGCCTCCGACCATTCCGGCTTCTACGGTGTTGGCGGTATATGTGGTCGGGTGAATCGTCTGCGTCAGGGAGATATCGACATTCCCGGAGGAGTCCGTCTGAAGGTCTCCGTCGCTGCCACCGAACTCAAACTCCGTCCGGTCACGGGCTGGAGATGCGCCACTGTTATAGGTGATGGCGATGTAGACCTTGCCCTTCGTGAAACCGGTCAGCGTGCCAAGCGAGTACGTCCAGACACCGGTCGTGTCGGCACCATTGTTCATGGCCTGATTGGTCATGTTGACCGTCTCAGTCGTGACGGTCGCCGTCGTGAAGGTGTTGTTGCTGAAGTCGTAGGTCTTCAGAGACCCGTCATCCTCAAGTTCAGCGATTTTGAGCGTGGTCGTTCCTGTCGAGACGATATTGCCGCTGCTGTCGTCACAGGCTCGCCGGAACACGAGGCCGCCGGAGGAGCCGCGGACGATGACGCCCGTCGAGGCGTATGCCGGCATGGCGAGAGCAATAAGGGCGGCGACGGCAGCAAATGCCCTGAGACTGCGCATTAGAGTTTTCCTCCAGAGTGGATACCGCGGCTGAGCAGGGCTGAGCCGGTCACCAGAGAGACGACAGTGGAGTTGCCCACATTGTCGGTCACGGTCGTGCTGCTGGCGCCGTTGGGCTTGATCACCAGGTAGGCGTGCGTCGTGTCGGTGACGGTTTGCGCCAGGATCGTCGCGGGAGCCGTGCAGGTGAATGGCGAGCCGGTCCAGCTCGTCAGCGTCCCCGTCAACTGCACTCCGACTTGTCCTGTGGGCGTCACCGTGGGAGTGCCGCCGATGCCGCTCAGGAGCTCGTACGCGTTGGCGATGATCCGAGCGGCGTCCTGAGTACCCTGCGAGGTCAAGGCGTAATGGATACCCCCGCTCAGCTCTGACTGGTTGGCTGAAAACCAGCTGTACAGGTTGGACTGGGCCAGAGTCGTCGTGCTGGTGTTGGTGCTGCTGTAGCTGGCGTAGTTGGTCGAATCGGTCGCCGCCACGGTGTCCATGGCGGACGCATATTGCTGTAGCAAGGTCAAAGATGTCGCGTTAAATCCCGACGTCGTGCTCACCACGTACGGTGGGTAACAAAACACGACCTTGATCCCGGCCGCCTTGAGGGCGGATGCAATCGTCGTGATGTTGGTCTGGTAGGCACTCTGTGTTGTGGCGGTCGCCGTGCGGGAGTCGTTGGTCCCGAGCTGTATACAGACGAGGCTGACCCCCCGTTTCGTGAACCAATTGACGGCGCTTGAGGTAAGCGTGGTTCCATAGGTCGAGTTGGCGCCGGCGTAATTTGTAGAGGTCAGGTTGCTCCCACTGCGGGGCCAGATCTCCACCGCCCCCCAATTTTTCTCCGATTGGACAGTTTGCGCAGCGTACTGTTCCGCCGTCAGTTGGCGGACACTATTTGCTGCCGCGTACCTGAGAGCACCGTTGCTGTCCCCAATCCAACCGAGCCGGAGAATCGGAGTAGTCTCGGTTGGGACCGAGGCCGCGTCGTAGGTGGCGCTGAAGCTCTTCCAGCGTGACGTCGTGGACGAGCTGTTGTTACAGATAAAAAATGGCACACCGAGCGGCTGTGGCTGTGTGCTGAGGGTGGCTGAGGATGTGGTGCTGTTGACGGTCCCCGAATTGACCTGCCAGGTCCAGGTAATGGAATCTGGCGTCCCCGGCGTCACAGCGATCGTGAGTGTGATCGTGTCGTTTACGGCCAGGTTCGGACTTACGGTCGCGGTCGCAATTTGGGTCTGCGTCCCATTAACGATCTGCAACAACTGGATTGTTTGGTTTGTAGCACTCGTCAAGTTGAACGCGAGGTAATAGCCGCTGTTTGTGGCCGGGTCGAAATCAACGCCTGGGCCAGATTGCGAGATGTTATTGGTACTCCCCGCCTTGATGACTATCGACGACGACTGCGTTCGGTCGGACGCAGCAATATTGCCGGCGTAATAGACATGCCCGAGATCTGTTGGCAGATTCGGCGAATATACTCCCCCCGAACCATCTACCAGGCACTGACTGACTGCGAACGGGTACCACCGCCAGGAGCCGCCATCGCTGGGCGTGCTGTCCTCAAGCCGCGTGCCGGCGCTGGCGGTAAAGTTGTCGGAGATCGTGGTCGAGGCGAATACGGGTGGGTAGGTGCCGAGGGCGAACAGAAGCGCCAGTGCGGGGAACAGGCGCGAGAGTTTACGGAGCATGGTTCCTCCAACAAAAGAGGCCGCTCCGATCCGGAGCGGCCTGTCAATGCGATGCGAATAAGGCGGAAGGTGAGGTGTCAGGTGGGGAGCAGTGTGAACGTACCGCCGAGTTCGTCGGTTGAGACCCATTCCGTCGGCAAGGTCTTGCCGACTTCGAGGACCGTCAGAATCCACTGCGCGGCGCCGTCCCAGGCGTGGTTGATCTTGAATGCTCCCATTTGCGCAGCGATCGGGGTCACCCCGTCCGCTTTTTTGAGCTGGAAAGCCGCTGAGGGCGACGGATCACCCGCCGCCTGGTACTGCGCCCAGAGCGTGCCGGTCCCGGAACCGGTGCCGTCATCCACGTACGCGACCCGCATCAGGCTACCATCATGGCCGGCCGCTATGTCCGGGTACTGTCCACCGGGAATGGTCATGTGCGGAGATCTCCACGTCTCGCCGTCGTCGTCCGAATACGTCTCGTAAGTATCCGCAGTGCGCAGCCTGCCCGTGCCGCCCGATGTCCAGCGGTCGAACTGGCAGTAGAGGCGACCGCGATAATCGGCCGCCAACGCCGGGTTCGAGTCGGCGATGTTGGCCGTCACGACCGGGCAGAACGGTTGGTCGGCGGCCTGGAACTCGCCCCATGCGGTCACGATCGGACCGCTGATGAACAGCGTCGTCTGGACCGGGATCGGAACCTCGCTGTTGCAGATGTAGATCCCGGCCGGGTTGCCGAACGTGTCCGGGCTATTCGACGCCCGGTGATACCACCCGTCGGCGCGGCACAGATTCGCCGGGCGCGGCATGATCGGAGACAGGGTGCAGGCGAAATGGTTGTACGCCCGCTCCTTGATGTCTCCGGCCGCCGTACCGCTCGATGCATAGGTGTAGGCCGGTATCGCCGGCGATCCGGAGGGCTGCGGCCAGACAAGTTTGTTGATCGTCGGCGACTGAAGCCGATCGTAATAGATGACCCGCCAGAAGCCCCCGGAATCGGTGGTCACCGTCTGGGGCGACGTCGGCGGATTCGCCGCAGACGCAAAGCCGGCCGGCGTGATCCGGACCGGCGAGGACTGCCAGGGGAGATTGCTCGCCGCGTTGTAGGCGATTCCCTCGAGACCACCGCCATGGACCCATCGGCAGCTCAAATCGTACTGGCAACAGTAGACCGGCGTGTCCAGGAACTGGAGTTCCGAGATCATGTCGAATGTCTTCGATGTCCCGCTCCAGGGATGGTAGGTTTCGCTCCCGAACGGCCAATTCGGGTCCTGAACGGTACCGATCGGCAGGATGGTCGCATCGAATGCCGGTGCGCCTCCCGGCGGCGTGAACAGGATCGAGAGGGAGGCGGTGTAGCCGTTCGCCAGGACCTGGATGTCGTAGAGCCAGTCGGCGGCGGTGAGAGGTAGCCAGTTCACGCCGCCGATGCCGGTCGCCTTGCCGTAGAACGGATACCGAATCCCGCGCTTGCCGTCAACAAGGAGGTTGAAACAGCCGACGGCGCCGTCGAAGAGAGTCCCCGAGCCTGCTGGATCGCCCGGCGCGACGGGATCTACCCAGAGCTCGACCCCCGTCCCTCCGACGAATGTGGCACTATCGATCTGGAAAGCTTCGGAGGCGCCGGGAACCGCGAGTGTGAGGCTCGCCACATGAGCATTCGCCGCGGCCGTCTGGCCGTCGTTTGTCGGCCGGGCATACCCGGCGCTGTTGCTTGCCGCGACGAACTGCGGTGCCGGCGCGAACAGCCCCACGCCGTCCCCGAAAAACGTCGAACTCGTGAACGAGTCCGGACAGGTCAAGTCGATCGTCGCCACGCCTCCCGAGGGCCGGAGGGTATATGTCGCGTTCGTGCCGCTCGCCAGCGTGATTTTGAGCGTGGCGTGGTGCCCCGTCGCGAGCGTGATCCCGGAGACGGCCAGCTGCAGGTACCGCCTGCAGGCCCAGTTGCCGAGATCCGCCGTCAGAACGGACGTATTGCCCGTCGTCTGCGTGCTGGTGCTCGTGACCGAGAGAGGAAAACCCGAGAGCGTCTGGCCGCCATCCGAGAGCGTCAACTGCCCGAGCAGCCGCCCGAGAGCCAAGTTTGTGAACCAGGGATCGCCTGGTGAATACACATACATCTGCCCGGCGCTACTGTCGGCGACCGCGCTGCTTCCCACGAGGTAAAGGCCGGCTTGCGTTGGAGAGTTGACACCTGGATCGACACTCGAACGGAAGCCGCTCGATCCGAGCTGCAGGTTCGACGAGCCGCTATCGACGATCGTCCCTGCCTTGCTCAGATTGTCATTGATCCGGGAGAGGTTCGCGGCCAGGGTGTTTCCCTCGGCATCAGTGCCTTTGCGAACGAATGGACTACCATCCCACCAGGTCTCATTTACGACCGCACGTGTCGCCACCGCAGGACACAGCCATACCTCCGCGAATGCGTAGGCGCCGGCCGGCCCCAGAGATCCACCGCCGATATTGAACGGGCCGTAGCAGCCGTAGAACTTATCGCGCGGGCTCGTGAGGCCGGTCGGGACGTAAGTGTCCGTCCCGGAAAAGTTGAGCCTGACAGCTACCTTCCGGGCATCGATCTGCGTGTCTACCATCCCCCCGTTGTTTGTGGTGATGGGCAGCGAGCCGCCAAGACTCGTGAAATCGTTGCCGGCCTGCGTGCCGGAGAGCGACCAGCTGTCGATCTGGGCGAGATAGTCGGGCGAGTAGCTGTAGCCCGACATGTCGTTTTCGGTGATCACCTCGGGCTGGACCTTGACGTAGGAATCGACGTTGCGGCCCGGCGCCGGCGGGGTGTAGGTCAGCGTCGACGATCCGTCGCTGACCGCGATGCTCGATGCCACCCACGTGTACGACGCGCTGTGCCGGTTGTGCCGGCTGAAGTACTCCGTGACGCTCAGGGTGATCGTCAGTGTGATCTGGGACTGGACGATCTGCGCCCAGAGGTAGCCCGCCGGCGTCGGGCTGCCGAAGTTCGGCCCGGTGAGCGTGCTCAGGACCGTCGCATTATTGTTGACCGAGCCGACGGCGACCGTGGTGAACGAGGTCATGTCGGCGATCGCGATCCGGGTCCCGATCTGGCCGCCCGACGTCGGCGTGGCCGGCGGGGCAGGCGAGAGTGGTGCGGCAATGATCTGCGCGTTGATCGCAAACGGGCCGATCTGCAGTGTGACCTGGCCGCCGCTATTGGCGGGCCAGAGCGGCGACGAGCTGCCGCCATAGGCCGGCGGTGTGATCCCGTTCGTGAAATTGGCCGGCCCGGTGTCATAGGCCGGCGTCGAACCGGCCGCATTGTGATGCGTCCAGCCGACCGGCGCCGTCAGGGTCAGGTTGGCGGTGATCGTCCAGGTCCCGGTGCGCCCGGTCGCGACCATGTACTGCAGGCAGGTGTCCAAATAGTTGACACTGGGCGGGGGGCTTGGTAAACTTGGCATCGTCGTTTGGCGTCACAGAAAAAGACCGCGCTCCGGTCAGGGAGGGCGGTCTTGTGCGTTCGATCAAGCGTAAAAGGCCATTAGAAAGACCAGTCTGGACATGGGGTAGCTCCATACCAAACGGGCAGACCTACCGGTTCACAGATCAAGACATCATCATCTGCACTAAGGAATATGCCGATGGCTTGGATAAATCGGTATTCATGGCTTGCCCGATCTTCGACTTTGGCAATCATCATCATATGATCACCCAACTCAATGGGTGGCCCATCTTTGTACGGAAACCCCTTGATCATCATGCGAAAATCGTCATGAGACCAGCTTATCCATGCTTTTTCTACGCGGTGGCTACTCGTGAGTGTGGAACCGGGCTTCTTCTTGTATCCCCCGTTGGGTAACTGCTCAAGGATGGTCACTGCAGCGTTTGTGATGGCTGTGCCATTCAAATAAAGTGGCGGTCGATTCTGGTTTTCCATAATAGCGGTGTTCGCTGGCGAATCTATTATTCCCTTCTATCCGCTTGTGCCTGTTTGTGTGTACCAGTCCGCCATCGGAATAAACGAGCCGTCAGCGTTCTGGAGCGGGCTGAATCCGTGGCGGATATACGGAAGCTCAAGGTGTGCCTGCTCGCGGTGCGCGGAGGGTGCATAGAGGCTGTGAAGGGCCGTGTGCGTGGCGAGTCCGGAAGCCCGGTGCGCCATGCGTTTGAACTGCCGCCGCTCCTCTTCTTTGCCGTCCATCCCATAAAAAAACTGGCCGGCCGCCGGCTGGATCAGCTCGTAGTCGGCCATCTGTGTGCCGTCGTAGTTCCAAGTCGGCGTCACGTTTTTGATGAGCCAACTGTTATCCCCGTCGATCGACACCGGGTCCTGAAATCGCAGTGGCCGATAGTTGCCCGAAGAGCTCGCCGCTGTCGCCGAAAGAGATGTGTCGTAAACGAAGATCAGAGGCGCGTGAATGTGCCTGAGTCTCTGGCCGTGACACAGAAAGTCGTAGTAGCGCCGGCACGTCCACTGCACGGCTTGCATGGTCAGAGCGTAGTCGTCCGTCGCCAGCTGCGGTGCGATGAAGACGCCCAGTCGAAGCCGGCCGAGATAGTCCGGGTGATCCGGGTTCGGCGGCGTCGTCATACCTGGTACGGCGTAGGACAGGGGATTTGCCGCGAATGCTGTGACCTGGCCCTGCGTGTCTGCCGTCGTCATCGAAATGCCGCTGGTGACGACGATCGCATTGAAGTCCGGACGCCGCGGCTTGATCTCGTCGCCGGTCGTGTAGAACGTCGTATTGGTCGGGAACGCCGCTGGATGATAGGTTTTCGGATAGGTGTTCGGTGTCTGCGTGAAGTTCCACAGGGGGGTGAATGTTCCCCCGGTCCCCATCTGCGTGCCGAAGATCAAGATCCACTGGCCGGCCGCTCCAGAGTTGGGTTCGAAACAGAGGTAGCACCCCAGGTACTCACGGCAGAGCCGAACCGCCATCTCCGCGAAGCTCCCGCCCGGGTTGATCTGGTAGTCGCTTGACTTGTTGCTGTAGCCCGGCCAGATCCGGTACGGCAGATCCGGGATATTGATCTGTGACGACACGAAGCCGGCGCGCTGCAGCAGGTCCTGCAGGATGTCGGTGACCTTCCATGTCGTCGCGGCCGTCGTGAGATCGAGCAGGTAGGTGCGCATCACTGCCGGCTCGACGCGCTCGGCCAGGCGGTACCACATACCCTGCATCTGCATCGTGTACTCGCGCCAGTCGCCGGCCGGATAGGTCCCGTGGCGGCCGTCATCGACGCCGCGGCGCACACTGCGCGGCTCGATCGCGTATCCCCGGAACAGGCTAACCGTCTTCGCCGAGCCTCCCGGCGGCGTGTAGGTCGTCGTCAGCAGGGCCGAGAACTCCCCGCGCTTCGTCAGGCGCGTGTGCTGCGAGGTCGGATCGGCGGCGTTCACTGTGGCCGATTCGCTCGACGGATCACCGGAGTACCCCTCAATATGGTACGACCGCCCGGCCATGCTGAACTGCCCCGGCGCCGCCGTGGTCGTCAATGGCGCCTGGGTGACCGTGTAGCCCCAGAGGATCGGCGAGTTCCCTTGGCTATCCGAATGGAAGGTGAACTTTGCGCCAGCGAAAATAGTCGTACCAGGGACGAACGCCGTTCCCGTGTCCGGATTCTGGACGACCGCCGTCAGGGTGGTTCCGGTGGGCACGTAGGCGTTCAGCGTGATCGTGAGCGGGTTGGTGTTGCCGGTCCAGCTGTATCCGCCGCAGATCGTGCAATCGTCGAGCAGGGTGTAGCTGGTGTTCGCCGGGCCGGCAAGGAGGGACACCTGCACCTCCGGCCGCAAATCCCGGCGCATGTCGAAGCGGATGTAGTCCGACGTCGTCACGGTGCCGGGGGATTCATCGATGTCCCCGTTTCGCCGCGCGATGTCGAACTTATAGAGGCGCTCCTCGATCACATGGTCCGTGGCCGTGCCGCGCTGGTTGGTGTCCGTCCGCGAGCTGGCGCCGCTCGACAGCAGCGAGAACGCAATGTACCGCTCGCCGGTCGGCGCCTGGTGCGGGAAGATGCCCATCGCATGGGCTGTGCCCGGCGCCGCCGCCTGCTGCGCGAACCGCCAGCGGTCGCGCCTCACCCACCGAAGGACGCCAGCAGAACTGTGGCAGTACTCCCAGAGTTCTGCGAGGCCCGAGCCGCCGAGGACGAGCCCGTACTGCCCGAAGTAGAAAGCCCAAATGTACCGGGGGTACGTCTTCAGCACGCCTGGCGCGCGCCAACGGATGAAGAACCCTTGATTGGTCGGATAGGTGCTCTGCGAGACGGCTACCCGGTCCATGGGCACGTCGGTGTACTCGTAGGAGATCACCGGGCGCGCGCTGTCGAAACCGGAATTGACGCTGAGCGAGCCTGGATTGAAGCTCGCGACTGCCGAGATCGACTTGTGCAAGAATGGATCGCCAAAGGCCGGCACATTGCTGCTGTAGGAGGCACCGGCGACCGTGCTGCGATTCTGGTTGTTCGTGGGCTGCAGCATGTCCTGCGTGCCACCACCAGGGATCGCCGCCTGCACGAAGTTCCAGTTGTTGACGATCAGGTTCTGCCCGGCGTTCGTCTCGTAGAGGTTGGCGAGGTCCTGCTGGAGCGGCCGGATCGTCCAGCAGCCGCTCCCCCAGAACTTGAGGCCCTTCCACTCCGAATCGTTCGCGGCACTCTGCGCTGCCCGGCTCGCGACATCGGCGCCCTGGCGCATGATGTTGATCCCGGCCTCGACGACGACCGTTTCCGTGAGATCAAGGGTGAGCGTGGTCGAGCGGCCGGGTGTGATGTCGGTGTTCCGGAGTGTCATAGCACGGCCTTTTCAGGCGTTCTGTGGGAACGAAGACGAATATTGCGGTAGAATGGCGCCATGAATTGTTCACGGTGCCAGGGGCTGCTCCAGCCGGGCTGGAAGGCGTGCCCGAATTGCGGGTTGACGTTCGATTCTCCGGTGCCGATCCCGGCGCCGGCGTGTAGGGCGTGCGGGCGTCACTTCCAGGTCGGGGAGGTTGAGTGTCCGAATTGCCGACTGCCGAGGCTAGACGCACCGAAGAGGCGTCTTTCAACAATCGCACTCGCCTTGATGATCATCGGAGCCTTCACTGTCCTCGGTTTCGCCGGCTGCGCTGCACTGCTCGTCATGGGTGCATCCCATGACTGGAAATCCGAGGGTGCTTCCCTCGCGCACATCAGTGAATCGCAGGCTCTATCGACTCCCCTTGGGGTTTCATCAGATGCTCTGTTTCAATCCCTGGGCCAGCCGGATTCGGAGAAGACCGACATTGCAGATCCCTCCCTTACCGATTGCGAATACCTGACATCCGAAGGCGGAATTGCCCTCGTGATCGTCAACCAGATGGGAGTTGTGACCGGTTGCAGGGTGTTGAACAAAGATGATTCGACGATCCGTAAGGATGCTGGTATTGAGGCGAGCAGCGCAACCATGATGGTCATCAGTGATTCCTCGTTTGCCGAGGAGCGATCCGGAATCATCACCGACCTGAGGCTACACCGGAATTAGATAGGGCTAAGCCGGTACCCGATTCCGGCGTCTATAGCCTCACGGTAAGCCATACCATTCATGCCCTGGCCGAGAGGCTCACCACGCGTGATTTTGCCGAAGAAGCCGGGCTGACCGACAACGGCTGCCGTGTTCTGCTGCGTGGCAGTCGTGTTTTCCTTGATCGCCTTCTCCCATCCGACTGTGGCATCGTTGTGCATTTTGATGAGGTCGAAGCTCGCAGCGCCGATATCGCCGCTGACCAGATCGACAAGGACACGCCCGAGGTCTTGTAGTGCCTGGCCGGAACCTGCAAGACCGTTGATCCCGTCGGCTAGCAGATTCAGCCCACGCGTAGCAAGGTCCAGCCCATTCGAGCCGATCGCGGTCATAAGGTTCTGAATGGCATTCTGAAAGCGCCCGAGGGCAGCCTGGAAATCGGCTGACTTCTGGATCATTTCCGGGGACATGATCTTCGCACGGACCGATGCGTCCTGGTCAATATAGTTGAACTGGCGGTCGGAGAGTTGCGTAAGCGGTAGCAGATCTTCTGCGTCTGCAGTGCGCGCCCAGCGCAGGCGCGCGTCAGGATTCATTGACCGCAGGGCACGGACGACCTGAAGTGTCTGCGCTCCATAATCCTGCTGACCGAACATGCCGGGAAGGTTCCAAATCCCGAGCTGCAGGCCCGCCGCCTGGCCCTCCGGACTGCCGGTGATGGCGCCCTGGATGCGCTGCGAGATGCCAGCGATGTCGCCCGGTGAGAGGCCGATCGCCGAGCCGAGGGACATCAACCGCGCGTTGTTACCGGTGCTGCTCCCCGTCGCGAATGCGAACCGGCTGAAGCTGTTCCCGGCCTCGGCCGCAGACTGCGCCATATCGAAAACGGTGGTTGCCGCCGTCTTCGTCGCCTCGGTCAAGCCCACCAGGACGAGGCCGTACGGCCCGAGCTTGCTCAGCATGGCCTCGACCGGTGCCAGGATCGGCTCCAGGCTCTTCAGCATTGATCCCGTTCCGCCGGCGATATCGAGCGCACGCCCGAGGAGCGGGGAGACGCCGCCGGCGCCGAACCGGGTGGTTCCGATCAGGCCAGCAAGGCGCTGTCCGGGGCGTGGACCAGACGCCCGGTTCCGGAGCTTGTCGTACGCCTCTTTCGCGTCGTCGAAGGCGTCGAAGTTCCCGGCAGAGATCGCCCGATGCATGGCCTCATAGAGCGCGGCCATGCGCTGGCGCGGCCCGGCGGGGAACCCTTGCGCGCGCGGTGTCAGCCGCTTCTCGTTGGCGGCCATGGCGAGCTGTGCGTCAGCCAGGGCGGCGGGGTCACGGAGGAGCTGCGCGGTGTGGATGGCGTCCACGATGCGCGCGCGCCGCTGGTTCGGCCCGTCGATCGTCGGCCGGAGAATGCGAGGGAGCGACCGGAGGCGATCACCGCCCATTGCCGCACGGACACGGCCGCCGCCCGATCCGCCAGCCCCACCTCGGCCGCCGTTGATCGTGATGGCGATCTGCAGCCGATTCCCCGACGACGACGTAGACACGCTCGCAACGCCGCTCGGCTTGACGCTCACCTGTGCCGCCTGAAGGATCGCCGGCAACTGCAGCGCGCGCATTCGGCCGGTGGCGCGCTGCATGCGCTGCACGGCCGCTGCGAACGTCCTGCCCGTCGCGGCGACCTCCTGGCCGAGATCATGGAGATCGCCCTGGATTTCCTTGATGCCCTCCGCGGAGAAGGACACCCCCATCTGTTCGGATGTCTGATCGCTCATTTTTTCGGCTTCGGCATGCAGGCGATGTCGTAGGCGTTCAGGGCCACCAGGTCATGAAGGTACCCGTCGTCCAGGTCCGTGATGTCGTCGAGATCGACATTGCAGACGTGGTGTACCAACAGGCGCAGGGCGCGGTAAGTCGCCAGGCCGATGGCGTCTCGCCGGGCGACGATCTCCGGGTGGCTTACGGCGTGGTAGGCGGCGGCGGCGCGGACGAATTGTCCGTGGACGCCGCGGAGTCGTTTGGGACTTCAGGTCGCCCCTTCGCATCCGTCGTAATGGCGCCGCTGGCCTTCTCCATCAGATCCTGCGCCCAGAAGTACATCTCCCCGAACGCGGTCGGCGCGCAGGCGTTGATGATCGCCCACTCGTCGAAGCAGTATGGCTGATCGGGCGCCGGGGGCGCCTCCAGCGTCATCAAGACCGCGATGGCCGCGCAGATCTCCGGAGTGATCCGGACCTCACGCCCGCCGAACGAGATCGGGACCGGCCAGGTCTTTTCGGGATCGTCCGGCTTGCGGCCGTCATCGACATGCTCCCGGATCAACTTGGCGGCGAGTGTCTGCGCCGCCAATGCCTCCGAGAAATCCGGCGACGACCGGAAGGTCAACTCGATTGGCTTATCCGGGTTCGCCGGGTCGGTGAAGGTGCGCGTGTCCGATACCTCGGCTGGCCGGCTCAGTTTGAAGGGGTTGATTTTTGCCATAGCTGTTACGAATACAGGGGTGTCGATGGGTCACCGACGTAGATCGGGAATCCCGCATTGACCAGGGTCAGGACGGCATCGCTCTTCTCGCCCTCGTAGGGCACATGGATCGACTTGCAGAGCCCAATGAACTGGATCAGTTGCCGAACAGGCGTGCCTCCTCCCGAGGAGACGATGACCTCCAAGAGGACGTACGAACTGTTCATGAACGAGCCGAGCGAGTACGATCCACCGTTACTAGACGAGATCTCCGTCACTTCCGCGCGGATACGGCCCTTCGTCGGGACCTCGTTTTCGAGTAGGGCATTCGCGGCCGAGATCTCGACCGAGTTGGTTTCGAGGTCGAAGACCACGCCGTCGAATGTCCCTATCGCCGTCGATGCGATGTCGCCGGCGGTGCCCTTGGTGAAGGCTCCGGTGGCGCCGTCGATCGTCCCACCCGTGAGTTTGCACTGCTTCAGCTTCTGGCCGACATAGTAGAGAATGGAAGCCGGGATCGACATTAGTTGTTCCCTCCTGCCGCGACTTGGGTCGGGAAGCCGCCGCCGGCGCTATCCCGCTGCCAGCCGTGAATCGGCGTGCTGCTCGCCACCTCGACCGCACCCTCCGGGACCGTCGCCGGCTGCTGCGTGGTCGGATCGGTGTCCGGGATATCCTCGACGAGACTTTCCGTCCCGGAAGCCGATCCGGCAAACCCGCCCTGCGCCGGCCGCGTGTATTTGATGCGCATCCTTCCTGTCTCCTCGCCGGCATCCCGGCAACGAAAAAGGCCCCGCCTCCGAAGAGGCAGAGCCTTATGTTCTACCACGTGCGTGGCCTGTAGCCTACGCCCTCAATCCCCGCCTGAGCGCCGTCCGCATCCGCGCCTTGAACCGTGGCCGCATCGCGTCGGCCAAAGCCTTCGCGATCGGGCGCTTGATCATCCGCTTCGTTCCCTTGAGCAGATACGGCGCCACCTTCGATGTGTTCACGACCTCACCACTGAGCGCGCCGCCCCGGAGCCTCGGCCCCGCCTTCTTCCATGCGCGCCGAAACTCGCCCGTCTGCGCGTTGATCGTGGACGGGTCCACGCTGGCGTTCGGAGCGCGTGTGGCGTAGGGATGGCCCATCTTGCGCAGCATGCCGGCCGTGAGCGTGCCGGACGACCGCTTGACGGCCTCCGCGCGCGCCTCCGTGAGCGTGTCAGCGAGACCGGCCTTGACCTCGGCCTGCAGCGCCTTGCCCTTGCGATCGCAGGCGGCGGCGAACTGCGCCGGCGTCAGCCATTTCATAGTCGCCCCTTGGCAGGGTGCCTATCGGCCCGACTCACGACGACACCGCAACGACGATCGTTTGGAACTGGATCGAACCGGCCTGATACGGCAGGTCCTGATCCAGGAACGTGAGTGTGACCGGGTTGTCGGCCGTCGTGTCGATCGGCGCCTCCGAGAGCGTCGTCCCGAGCGTGACGTCGTTCATGATCGCCTGCCGAAGCGTCTCCAGTTTGCCCTCGATCTTGGACATGGCCGTGGCGCTGTCTTCGTTGAGGACCTCGACGACGTACCAGATGGTTGGCCGGACGGTGTAGGCAGGCAGGTTCGCCGGCCATTGATCGGTCGGTTCGTACTCAATTTTGACGATGACCCACGGGGCGGTCAGCTGACCGTCTGCGAGATAGTTGCCCCAGTTGATCCTCTCCACGGCCACGTCCCGGCGCACGACCGGGACGGTCCCGGCGGTCAGCTCCGGCCATGCCGCGGCGAGGATCGCCTTGAGGTTGCCCCAGTAGTTGTCAAGCCAGGTACTCATTGGAGATGTCGCTCGCCTTGATGCCGTAGCTGAGGAGTGCCGGCACGTACTGGCTGTCAGCAGTCCGGCCGGGCAATGAGAAGTTCAGTGTCCGGTTCGACTGCACTTCCCAGCAGAGGCGCAGGTACGGGTTCGGCTTGCCGGTCTGATCCTTCGCCGGCCCGGTCATGATGATGATGTAGCCATCCTCAACCTCGACGCCGGCGTACATGTGCCACCGGCTGACCACATCCTGGTTTTTCTCGGCCGAGCGGCCAGGAGGTGATGGCGACGAACCGTCCGGGGTCGGCTCGTAGTAGCAGGCCACGCCGCGCGCGACGTTGACGTAGGACCGAGGCGCATCGCGCGCCTCGATGTCGCCCGGTGTCACCGCGACGACCGTGGACGGCTTCCAGATGTCGCACGTATGCCGAAGCAGATCCAGCAGCGCGGCGTCGGGGATGAGCATGGTCGGGACGGGGATGGTGAAGGTCATGTCAGAAATCCCTCGGCCCATACGTCCGCAGCAGAGGATCGCCGCCGTACGCCGGATTGTTCGGATTTGGGCACGGGCGGTAGCGATCGGTGTTCATCCGGCCGACGGCGCCAGGTCGGCTCGCCTGGGCGCGCGCCTCCAGGCGCTGGATCTCGGCGTGGTAGTTGCCCCGCATCTGCTGCAGGTTCGCCGTGATATCGGTCAGCTTGCGCTCGGCACCGGCCTGCGTGTAATCGACAAGCGGCCACGTTCCACCGAGCAGGTTGTCGCAGGCCTGGCGGCGTGTGTACAGGTCCTGCAGGCGCGGAGCGATCGCCTTCTTATCGATGTAGCTGTCCCAGAGCGACCCCATTTGATTCATCAAGGCGGCGTTATTGACCGGATCCAGATGCAGGTCGGCAATGATTTGTATACAACTGGAGGTGCGGTCGAATCCCTGCATGGCGACCTCCTACGATCAAGACGCCTTATCGGACCCGGATGGAGACGGTGCCGTAGTCGTGCGAGCCGCAGGGACCTGCGCTGGTGCTGTCTGAGCAGGCACTGCGGGACTTTCCGCTTGATCCGGTGCCGTCGCCTCCGGTGCGACCTGCTGAGAGATGTCGATATCCTCCGGGGTGACGATAGGCTCGGCTCCGGGAGTGAGATGGCCGACCTGGCGGCGAGTGACCGATTCCGCTTGCGCCGGAAGCGTGAGGTCCTCGGACATCGCCTCATCCTCGGTCAGGACGCGGACCACATTCGCCTTGACGAGTGCGTCGACATTCGTGCCGTAGTTCTCTGCAATGAAGATCGCCCCGCGCTCGAATCCTTGAGATCCCACTGTGCCACTCAGGACCTGCAGGAAGGTCCGATCGGTGCGCTTGCCGGCCTTCTTCAGCTCATCGCTTGATATCATGGATTTCTCCAGGGCGCAGAAACCCGCGCCCTTTTGTGCATCATCCGGGGTGAGCCGGAACGTGATTTAGAGGCCGGTGAGCTTGACGATCCCGGACGGGAAGAAGATGACCGGGCCGCCGTTATGACCGTCATGCACCTCGACAGTCCGCGGGACCTTGTAGTCTGCGGTGTCGATCACGCGCATGTAAGCGCCGGGGGCCGCGTCGGGCATGTTGGCGTTACGAGTGTATCGGTACTGCGCGATCGTCTGACCGGCCGGGCGCACGCCGACAAGGACCGCCTCGCCGTTCGGGATGAAGAGCTGGAACGAGCCGGCCGCATTCCCGTCGGTGCCGTCCGACAGATACCCCTGATCATAGATCACGATCTCGGGCAGGTCCTGATCCATCAAAACCGCATTGACGTCCTTGATGGTATTCAGGGTTCCGCCGGGAGGCAGCGCCGGGCCAGCGGCCTGGCCTGTGCGACGGCCGTAGAGGTCCGTCGCGTTGCTGTTGCTCAGGATGTCGTTCGCGGTCTTGCGGTTGACGAAGAGCTTCGCCTTGCGGCCGAAGTCCACGGAGTGGCCGCGGCTCTTGAGTTGAATGGTGCGCAGGTCGGCCATCGGGGTCGCGCTCGCCCAGGTCGACCACGGCGTAGAGGCCGCGAACGACTGGAGCGGGAACGTGTCCGTATGCATCAGTGTGCCCTCGGGCGAGGACACGGAGAACGTCCCGGTCAAGATCAACGTCCAGCCGATTAGCTCGATCCGGTCGAGACGCCGGAGGAGGAGCTTGTCCTGCACCTTCATGACCAGGTCGCTGATGTCGACCGGAGTACCGAAGGATCCGGCCCGGCGCCGCGTGGTGATCTCGGTTTCGTCGATGACCTCGTACTCACCGTAGACCCCCGGGATCATCGAATACCGGTTCATGCCGGTCTTCTTGACACGGCGAGGGGCGCCGTCGAGGCCGCGAACCTGCTGCAGGCCCTGATAGTTGTCGTCCTGCTCCCACATGAGGACGTTTTCGTCCTGGGAGCTGATCGGCATGATATCGAAGATCGGCCGGTCCTGGATCAGGCGCGGCATCTTGTCCTGAGCGATCTCGATCAACTCCGCCGACGACGGATACGTGAATGTTGCCATGTGTGAACTCTCCACCCCGAATCACGAAGGGCCACCCCGAAGGGCAGCCCTTGTTATCGCAGGTCTTTTGTCCGTCGCCTTAGAAGGCGAAGATCCCGTTTTCTCCGCTGCCGGCCGAGCCTCGAACAAGGTGGCCTCCGAGCAGGCTGATCGCGTTGGTATCGAGGCCGACCAGGTCCGATGTGAAGAAGTAGCCGGAGGTATAGACCGGGGCGGTGAGTTGCGTCTGCCCGAACTCGCCGCCGCCCGCCTGGCCGCCGAGTGTAATATTGGGCGGATTAGCAGAATCGGTGACCATATCACACTGCGCGATGCACTTAGGCACCTGTGATCCGTCTGTTGCCGTCGCCGAGTACGCCTTGAAGGTCCCCGACGGAACGACACCTGTCGTCGTGCTCGCGACCGTGGTTCCGGAACCGCCGGTCGTGCTGTCCTGCAGGGTCCAGGCGATCGGTTGGCCACTCCATGCGTTTTGCGCAGTCAGTAGGATCGTGCCGATACCGGCCGTCAGGGATACCGCCGAGGCGACGACATTCGGATTGCCGCCCGTCGTCCCATACGCGGCATTGAGCGCCGTCTGGATGTTGGCGAGCAGGGTTGCGTTCGTGCCTGACCAAGTAATCGCGCCGGTCTGGGCCGTGGTCGGGGCCGTGGTCGTCGTCAGTTTGAAGGTGCCCCCGGATGTACCCGCTGAGATCGTGATGGTCGACGTCGCATTCACGTTGCCGACTTCGCCAAGGACGGTCCCGGCGGCGATCGTCTGAGATGCCGCGATCGCCACGGCATCGGTGCGGGCCAACTGAGGGTTCTGGGCCGGCTGCAGGACGTTCGCGCTATAGCGCTGCATGTAAGTCGATGACATTTACTTGCCGCCCTTTCCGTTGAGGACCTGCTGCCCGATCTCGCTCATCGCGAGCAGCCTGTCTTTGCTGTGGCCACTGCCGCCGTCGGGACCGCCGTCGGACGGCACCGCCGTGGTCTGCTTATTGAACAGCGTCATTGCGACCGGAGCTTCCCCACCAGCGCCCGGCGCAATCCCGGCCATCGTTTCCTTGGTCAGGTTATGCGGCGTCCGGAGCTTGTAGAGTGCGTCCAGTTGCTCGACGCGCGTGCCCTGCGAGGCTTCCGCGCGCTCGTTGGCGAACGTGACCACCGCCGGATGCTCGGCGTCGTCGGTGGCCGCCTGGAAGTAGGCCGCGGCGATCGCGATCTCCTCACGCGGCAACGCCCTGTTCATCGCAACGATCCGCTTGGCAAACTCGCGGGCGTTGTTCATGCGCGATTCCGTCGCCAGGCGCGCGAGCTCTTCACGCATCCGGCGAACATCTTCGGGCTCCTGGGCCTGAGCGGCCGAGGTCTTGAAGAGCGGGTTACTGAATGTAGTCGGAGATTGCTGCGAAGGAACTTGCTGGCCTCCGCTCGCCCCTGTGTTTGCCCCGGCATTCGTCGGGGCCACACCGGCCGCGCCGGCGAGCTTGGCGGCTGCCGCCGAGAACTTGGTGTCATCAGCCTCTTCGTCCAGCGGAATACCTGCGCCGGTGAACCAGGCGTTGATGCGCTCCTTGAGAGTTGGCATACGATTTCCCTTTCCGCCGTCACCGGCGAACATAGCCGGCCCGTTGCCGGCAGAGGCGCACGTGGCGCCATGGTCGACGCAGGTGTCATGCACCTGCTGGATGGCGGTCGCCTCGTGACGACTGCTCATGGTGGTGTTGCCCTTGCGGCAGACCGCCCCATGGCGGCAGGCAAGGTCGTGCAGGTTCTGCAGGGCATACTGCCCTTGCCCGGTGTCATGCCGGGCGAACTCTGCGAACGCAGACATCAGGACCGCCTCCTGCACGCGGGGATCTGTCGTGAGTGCAATCCCTGCGAAGAGCTTGGTATCCGGCGTGAACTCACAGGACAGTCGGCGCTCGCCATCGATCAGCAGATCGTCGAGTGCGGCCGGGATCGCCACTTCACCGCGCAGATACTCGCCATCCCGCCAGATGCGCCGAGCGCGTGCCGCGCGGCCCGACAGGAACGCCGTGTGCTCGATGTTCGACCGCGCGCCCGCGGTAGGGTCGAACATGGTCACCAGGCGGTCCATCTCCGGGATGGACATTGAGAATCGTTTGTCGGGATAGACACCCGCTTTGAACAGGGTGGAGTTGGGGTAGATCGCCCATGCGCCTTCGACCCGACGGCCGCCTCCCGCTACCCCACCCGAAAAGGAAACGTTCATTGTTCGTTACCTCGCGGCATGGTTGCTGCCGCCGATGAAAGCGCCTGATGTTCGGCCTGCTCCTCGATCACGACATCCATATCCCGAACCGGAAGACCGAGCCTCTCGTCGATCCCTTGGTACTGCGTCCAGTGGAGGTATCCCGACTGCTGTAGAGCAGCCACAGCGGTCGCGTCTTGTGCGAATGAGCGCGATTGCGTTTCGCCGAGCAGGACGTTCGGCACCAGGTCGCGCGCCGCGTCCTCGCCATAGTTGTAGAGGACCAGCAGGCGCAGGATCTCATGGCGGATGAATGCCGCGCACTCCTCCTTATCCATCGCCGTGAACATCGTCAGGATGTCGGCATGGTTGTCGGAGGCGGCGCGCGCCATATGCGCGCCTTCCTCGGTCGCCAGCGTCTGTCCGAGGAGGCCCTTGGCGATCTGCCGGTCGGCGACCTCGATCGCCCGGTCGTACGGCGAGTTCTGGCCAGGGTGAAACTCGACATGCACCTCCGAGCCGAATGGCATCGAGGACACGCCGCCGTTCGAAAGCTCCTGGAGGTTCGCGAGCTGTGCCTGCTCGGCCGTACTGACGATCCCGGTCGGATTACCGTTTTCGTCCACGATGGCCTGATCCGTGGCACCGTCCGGGGTCGTTCCCCAGACGAAACCGCCGCCGAAGATCTTCAGGTAGCGCAGGTACTCGGCCCAGTTCTGCCTCTTAAAATACCACGGCTCGTAGACGCCTCGCAGATCCGATGTCCCGCGAGGATCCCCGTTCTGTTGCTGATGGCTGTAGACCGCGAACTTGTCGCGCGGCAGCATATTCGGGATCTGGCCCGGCTCCCCGATGATGCTCTCGACGATGACGGGCGCGCCCTGGCCAGGTATCAGGCCGATGACACCGATCACATTGAAATAGACGTCGACGACGAAGGATGTCGACTTACGCGGCTTGACCTTGAGCGCCTTGAGGGTCAGCATTCCGGCATATCGGCCGGCCTCCGGGATCTCGTAGACCTGCTCGGCCAGCTTGTGTCCGAGGGCGATCCCGTCGAGCAGCTCCCACATCACGCCGCTGCGGCCGAGGAATGGGCGCCCCTGCAGATGCTCCAGGTTCCACCGGCAGAACTCGGTGATCTCCTGTGAGAGCGCCGATGCCGCATCGACCATGTTCGAAGGCGCCGGCTCGGTGGCGGCATCTTTCCGGGCCGAGAACAGAGTCCGGAGCGTCTGCGGCAGGACGGAGATCAGCCGGCGCAGTCTGCCGCGAAATGTCACCGGATCCGGAGACTGCGGAGTATTCGCCCGCTTGGCCTGCGGTGCCGGGACCTGGATGTCTTTGACGGGCGAGAGTTGCACCCCGTCGGCGAGGACGGCCGCCTTTCGGACGTTTACGCAGGCCTGCACCTGCGAGTCCAGCAGCATGCGGTCGTAGATATCATCACCGAAGTCCCGTGACAGGTCGTCGATATAGAACGGGAGCGCCCTGATGAAGCGCGGCAGCCAGACATAGCCGCCGGCGGAAACATACTCATCCCGCGGATCGGCCGTCAGTGTCTTGCTGACGGTGCCCTCACCACGGACGAAATCCTCGGCCCCGGATCCAGGCGCCCTCGGCTTATTCGGCAGGCGCGGGCTCTTGACCGTCACCGTGTCCGAGATCTCACTCGGTGGCTTTAGAGCCGTATTCAAGGGCTGTTTCGAATCGGGCTCACGCATAGGTCACCAGGTGAGGGTTAGAACTTGGGCATCATGCGAGCGGTGATAGGACGCCGCGGAGCAGATGCGCCCTGCGAATTGACGACTGCCTTTCGCTGTACCGCTGGCACTGCAGGAGACGATGTTGGCGGCTGTGTCAGTGCCGGGGCTTCCGATCTTGCGACGGCCACGCCGCCACTCCGCCGTCCCCATGCCGCCATCACCCCATACCTCGCCGTGTCGTACGGATCGTCGCCCCCGAGTCCGTCGTCGTCGCAATCGACCTTGAGGACATCCTCCGGTCGGTGCGGATCGTGCTCGAGCGCCGGGATACATTCGATCAGGCGCGGGCAAAGCTCCGTGATGAACAGGCGGGGTGCGATCGGCGGATTGACATCGGCATCGCCGAGGCGGGCCAGGATCTCACCGGCGCCGTTCACACGGTCGACGTTGGCCGCCGTCAGGATGATGCCTTCCTCGGCGTAGTCCTCGGCGATCGTCTTGCCGTGGCCCTTCTTCGCGAAAACATCCTCGCCGGCCACAAACTTCCAGAGGTGATCGAGGCGCAGGCCATGGCGCCCAAGCATCGCGATGATGGCTGGTGCATGCCGCTGCGGGAGCCAGCCTCGCTCCGCGTGCTCGTCCAGGATGTAGATATTGCCGTCGCCGTCCTGTGTCAGCAGGTACACCACCGTGTAGTGGGTGAATCCGTAGTCGAGTGCGCACCAGACGGGCCACCCGCGTACCGGCTCCATCTTCGGAATGACGTGTAGATCCTGGCGCCAGTTGGTGAAGTACTGTCCAGCGGCGATGTCCCAATCGCCATAGCGCCACGCCCGCAACTTCCAGCCCGTCAGTGTGTCCAGGTTCGTCCGGATGTACTCAGAATCCAGGAATGCGTTCTGATCCGGCAGTGATGGGACGAACCGGGTCATCCCCTCTGTCTGCGACCGGAATGGCGTCACGAAATCCCGCTTGAACCAGGCGTGACCGACGCCGCCAGGGTTCGTCGTCAGATAGATGCGCGGGCGCCAGTTCGGTTTCGAGGTACGGTTACAGGTGGCGATATCCTTGATTTTCGAAGAGGTGAGGGTCGTCGCCTCTTCGACAAGGATCACATCGTATTCCAGCCCGAGGTACGCATCAATATCGCTCTCCTTCTGGAAGTGGCCGACGATGATGCGCGACTCGTTGGCGAATGTGAGAATGCCTTCCTGCCGGTTGTAGGTGTGCGGAAGCGCCATCAGCAGGCGCCGGCGCAGGTCCTCGAAGTTCTCTTTGTTTGCCTTACCAACTTTCCGGAGTAGCAGGCATTTCAGGCCTGGTTCGCGCTGGCAGTCATCGGCGCCGACCTGAGCTATCCCCCAGTGCGATTTGCCTCCGCCGCGCGCCCCGCCCACTCCGATGCGTGTCGGGCCGTCCGGTCGATCGCAGAGCCGAGCCGCCGCAGACATCGCAAGCTGCCGCTCCTGCAGGACGACACCAGCACGGGCGAAGTTCTCGAACTGGGATCGTGAGACACCGGCCGCTTTCGCCGTCACTGCGTAGCGTTCAGCCGCTCGAAGTTCCGCCGGCGTCGTCGCTATCATCATCGCCGTAGACCTTCATGAGCGCGATTCCGAATGTGGCCGGTACGGGCTGACCCCCACTGGTGACATCCCGCTTCTCGGTCCACTGCCCCGTCTCCTGGGCGACCTGGCGCTCGTGCTCCCGCATCTCCCGCAGCAGTCCGGTATCGACCTCGACCAGCTCGACCATCTGGAAGCTCTCGCCACTCCCGACGCCCTTCACGGTCTTGACCAGCAGTCCAGCGGCCTCTTTATCGCCATCGGCCGCGGCTTGCAGGAACGGGTCATTACCGCGCGCCTTCATGAGCTTTTCCATGGCGCGGTGGCGCTTGTCCATGGACCGGAGCCGGTTGACGCGCTTGCAGATCGGGATCGTCGCGATCAGCTCCTCTTCGGTTTTCCGCCTAGCCTCTTGCACGTGGGGTTTCTGCCGGTAGTAAGACACCGCCTGCTTTGTGATCGTGACGCCGTATCGCGCCTGGATCTCGGCGATGATTTCGGTTTCGGTGGCGAGCTTCGCGGACATCGCCTCGACGATCGCGCGCATTTCCGGATTGAGTTTCGCATGCGGCATCGTCCTACCCTCGCGGTATCTCGACCGCCTCGTACCGCGTACTGCAGCCAGCCGGCAGTCGGGCCTGCATCCCCTTCGCCGTCGCCCGCGCCTCGGCCTCGGACACGCCGACCACCGGATACGCCTTGCCCGCCGGCGGATTGTTGTCCCGGCCGCCGGGCCATGTCGCCATGACCATCCAGGCGCCTTGTGTGCTCTCGCTCATCACTCCATCCTCCCGGCCGGCTCCCGCGCCAACTCCCGCAGCTCCCGGATCGCCCGATCGATCGACACGCTCTCGGTCACGAACAGCGGCGTGTTGGCCGGCAGCCGCCCGGTGATGCGCAGGGCCGGATGCAGGCGCTGCACGCGCTGGCGCAGGCTCAGGGCATCGCAGAGCGCGTTGACGGCGGTGTCCGTGGGTATGGGCGTGGAGAGCTGCGGCATGGCGTCACCTGATCCCGGCGGCCTGCCGCTCCTCGATCCGACGCTGCAGCGCGGTCGGAGGCTCGGCGTAGTAGTACTCGGAGATGAGCAGCTCGCGCCGCGCGAAGTCGGTCATGGCGGCGATGTCCCGATGCTGGATCGTCGCACCGCCGACATAGACGGCTCGCACGCCGACGCCGCACTCCGAGGCGATCAGGCGCATCGCTCCGAGGTCGCCGGCATTGAGCGCATGGGCGGCATCGTCATCGGCCAATCTCAGCCGACGCGCCTTCATTCGGCGCCGGTTGCGAGCATCGTTCGTTCGGGAGACTGCCATACGTCCTCGCAAAGAAAAAGCGCCCTTGTGAGGCGCTGGTGTCACACGTGGGGCTTTTGCCCGTCAAGCTGGAATGCTGGACCGGGAAGACCATCCCCGGTAGTGGTCATGAATGTCCGTCTCTCCGGACTGTCAAGCGCGCGTCAGAAGTTTTGTGCTAATCGGGGCGGCCGGCTTTCGCGTCCCCTGTTGGGTATTCGTCACATCTTCCGGCCAGCGAGAAGTAGTCACCCGCTGGCCGTGTCATCCCCTCCATCGTACCGCAGAGCCACTCTAATGGCAATGACGCCGCGAAAATACCTGAACGTTTTCGCACCTCAAAATCTCACGATAAATAGTTACACAACCTACTTGACATGCGCACCGGCACCTGCTATAATAGTTACATAACCAAACGGCGGCGGCCGAACAGAGGAGACAACGAAGATGACGAAGGAAACATTCGAAAAGGTTCTGGATCTGTGGTACGACGGCGACAACAGCATTGCCGCCATCGCTCAGAAGATGGGGATTAGCGTGGACGATGTGCAAAGCGCAATCCGCCACGAGGAGTACAAGGAGACCAAGTGGTATGCCCTGCAGGAGGGCATCAGCTACAAGCAGGCTTCCCGATAACTTGGCAATCACACAAAAGGAGACTGGATCAATGGCACTCGTACGCGAAATCATCACAAGCACCAAGAGACTGTATCATCCGCAGCCGTACCGGGGCTGTACGATCGTTGAGATGGTGACTCCAGAGCAGACGTACTACGTTGTGCGCCATGACTCGTTGGATGAATACCTGGACATCAACGGCACCTGGGATGGCGGCGAGGCGAAAATCTTCTCCACGCCAGAAGATGCTGAGGTCGCATCAATCGAGGCTATGGCCCAGCCGTGGGAGTGCCCTACGCACCAGGACACAAAGCCCGTCAACACGATGGAGCTTTTCGGACTCTAAACCCCTCGTATGTTTCGGGTGGGGTGCGCATACCTGCAACGCACTGACGGAGCCATGGACATCAAACAGGAATTGCCGGCACTCTACGGCAGCGAAAAGCAAATTGAGTGGGCTCAGAAGGTCCGGGAATCTGTTATCCCGGACCTTGAAGACATCATGGACGACGTGCAGGCAGCGGCGAAAAGGCAGCTTGCGGACGGCGTGATCAACCAGGCGACAGCCGACTATGGCATCCGTCTGGCCGAAGAAGAGATACGAGTCCTCCTTGGCGTACGAAAGGCGTCGTGGTGGATCGATAACCGGACATACCCGGCCTACTACCTCTTGAGTTATGCCCTGCGAGATTTTGGCCCGCGGCGGCGAATTGACCCGCCTGCCGACCTGCAGCCGCCCGACATGACAAAATCGACACTCGGTACACGGGCGGTTACCCTGCCTGCAAATGATATCGCCGTAACGGCCATTGACGATATCATCGCATCAATGAGGACGATGGACAATGCCTGACCAGCCCAAACGCACCCGTGCCGACGCCGCCCGCGAGAATGGCAAACTCGGGGGCGCCCCCAAGAAGACGGCCAACGAACTCGTCTGTACCTGCCCTGGTGGTCCGCGCACGCCAGGGCAGCACAACAGGAACTGCCCTGGCTGGATGCGCGACTATCGCGCCGGTCTCCGCAGGCCACGCGGTCGTCCGCGCAAAGCCGTCAGCCCCGCGCCTTAATCGGCCGGGGCTTTTCCGCCTCCACCTGCGCCCTCGCAATCCTCAGCCCGTCCTGCGCCGCATGCGCCCCGATCCCGCGCTCCCGCCAGCCGTACCACCCCCGGGTAGGCCAGTGCCTCCGCGGATTCGGATCGTCCTTGTGCCTGGCGTGATAGTCCAGGGCGATACGTGCGGCGCGGGCGGTCATCGTGTCACCGGTGCGTCTCATCCCCTCGCTCCTATCCTCTGCCCCGTCCGGCTCCTGCGCTGGCGATCCGCCCGGTGCCGCAATCTCGCCAGCTCCTGCCGAGCGCGCGCCGCCGACTTGCGCAGGGCCTCGGCCAACCTCTCGGCCTCGATCGGGCGCAGGGTCGCGGTCATCGTGCCGGCGTCGTCTCCGGCCCACGTGAGGCGCACGGCGGGGCCGGTGGGCGTGGTGGCGTCGGTGATTTCGAAATCAGCGGGCAGTTGCATGGTGCTGTTATCTCCTGGCTGCTATTGCATCTCAACTATTCGCGAACGGATTGTCGAAATAATCTTCATTCTCGTCATTCTCGTCATCCGCATTGTTGCGGTCCTCGCCGCCCGTAATTACAGCCAGTTGTCGAGGTGGCATCGGGTTCATTTCGCCAAGGTACACATTCACAGCCTTGGTGTTCGTGCGTGCTGCCGCCCGCGCAATTTCCTCCGTCGTCGGCGTGATAGCGAATATCGCTGACCCTCCGACAAGTTTCGAATAGGCCGACTGTGCAGGATGCTCCTCGCCCCATCGATCGATATATGTCGGCAATTCCGGCACATCGATTTGGCAAAAGACCGTCCCGAAAATCGATCGCTGGGAAATGAGCCCGGCGTGTCGCTGGTGCCCCATGACTTCGACGATGCCCCATTGAGGCTCGAATTGCTCGGCTGTTGTCGTTGTGTCGTCCATGGTGTCGTTGTCTCCTTGTTGAGCGCCATCCGCTCAGGTTATGCCTCTCCCGCGGGAAGCGCGAAGAAGCCGATCGGTCGTAAATCCTCCGCCGGTCAAACACTGGCAAAGGCTGCGTCAATGCGCCGTCCTGGGCGCTCCGGTCTGGCTGTCGAAATCCGGGTCCCAGAACGGATCGTCATCGTCTGGCAGTGTCGTCTGCCGGCGGTCGGGGCCGTTGACACCGATCCGCGGCGAGCGCGAGTACAGCCGGCTCGCGAACCGTTCATCGTGGCGCGCGGTGATCTGCTCGGCGGTCAGGTTGGTCGTCACGAGCGTCGTCTTCTTCGCCGCAGACCGGTGGTCAACCAACTCGACCAGGAATGTCATAGCCCGGAAGTCGGGGTTACGCACGGCGCCGAGGTCGTCGATCACCAGGATGTCAGGGCGGACGATGTACCACTCGCGCAGCTGGACATGCGAGGGCGTCTGCCAGTCGTCCGATCGGCGCGTCTGGGCCGCCTGGACGAATCGCTGGAGGTCCGCCTCGGTCACGACGACCGTGCGTCTCTGGATCCCGATGCGACGCATGACGCCAAGAACAGCCGCGGTCACGAGGTGGGTTTTGCCGCATCCGGGAGGGCCTTCGAGCGTCAGTCCCTTCATCCCCGGCTGCCATTCGGCCTCGAACCGGCGCAGAAGTTCCACGGCGCGCCGGTTGCCCTCGTCGATGTCGAGTGACGGATCCTGCAAGGACAGCTCCCGATGCGCTGGCGCGATCCGGGCCAGGTCGAACCATTCCGTGAGCTTGCGATCGGCGTAGCGCTTTCGGGCGTCATCGATCTCGTGGTCAAGCCGCAGCTGCACCGCTTCGCGGCCACCGCTGGCCAGCATGGCTTTGGCGCGGCGCATGCCGGCGATGAGCTTGTCTGCGGCCCGTTCGCTGATCTGCCGTCGCCGCGCGGCCTCGTAGATCGCCTCCTCGGTGAGAGGCTGCGGGCGCCGGAAGCCGGCCGTCTCTTGCCGCTCTCGCCTCCGGGCTTCGGCCTGCCGAACGCGTTCGATCTCCTCCTCCAGGGTCGGCATGGTCAGTTCCCTCCGTGCGGCGGCTGCTGGCGCTGGGCCGCGAGTTTCACAGATTGGGCTTCTTCCCATTCGCGCCGCTTCTTCTTGGCGAATGCGTAGGGATCGACACCGCCTCGGTCAGTGATGGGCGCGTTGGTGGGCTTGGCGCCTCTCCCAGCGCCAGACGATCCGGAGTTTCGCCTTTGGAACTGCGGCTCACGGTGCAGCCAGAGCTCGGCGAGCATCGGCATCGCCCGGTTGTCCCAGCCATTGGCCTCGTAGTAGGCGAAGAACAAGTCCGCCTGGTCTTCCCGTCCAAGGCCCCGGAAGTGGTCATGGCATTGCTGGCGGGTCGGCGCCGGGATGCGGCGAGCGCCGCTGTTCGCCGGCCTATTCGTCGTGGGTTGCGGCGGATCGGTCCCGATTGGTGCGGCCTGCGCCGGCGGATCGCCCTCCGGTGGGTCCTGATCGCGATCGGGGCTGGCACTGCGCGCGCGGCGTTCACTGTGAACGTCCTCGCTAAGAGAGTCTTCCGAGACGGATTCGGAGATGGATTCGGATACGGAATCGGAGACGGAGTCGGAGCACTGCGCGCAGCATGATTTGGCACTGCGTTCGGCATGCGTGCTGCATGCTGTATCGTACTGATCGCAATGCCGGACGCATGCGTCCGGCATGCTGCGCGCATGCGAACCGCATGCGGTAGGCACAGGTACACGGTCCGTCTTCGGCTCGCTGATAGGCGGTTTTGCTCCGTTTTGGCCACCGCCTCCGCCGCGTGGTCGCCTTGTGCGGATCGGCCTCGTGGGGCGTTCGCCGGTCTCTCGCCAGTGATCGGCGGCTTCTTTGCCGTAGTGCTTGACGAACGCGTTGTACGTCGCCTGGTCGGAGCGCACCTCGGCGCTGGCCGCCCACGGATTGTTCTCCTCCCAGTCATGGACCGTGAGTGTGCCGTCGCCGCTGCGATCGAGCCATCGGAGCTCCACCAGGCCATCGACGAACACGTCGCTCGGCCCGCTCCAGCCCGCCGTGATGGCGATGTCATCGGCGTCCATGCCCGACAGGATGCCGTCGGGCCGGTCGGTCGCAGCGAAGGCCCACAGGGCGATGAGCGCGACCTGGCCCTCGGCGCCCAAACGGCGGGAGAGCTTGAGCCATTTCGGGTGCCGGAAGAGCCCGGTTGAAATCCGGAAATCGGTATTCGATGAAGATGCCACTGTCGTTACTCCAGCGTCTGCCGCACCGCCGCGGTGGGCACCGTAAACCATCCCTGTCGCCCGGTCCAGGGAACCGCCGTTTCGAGGCGTTGCACGCCTTCCAGGAGGTGAATCCACCGTCCTGGGCCATAGTCGCCGAACGCCAGTTCATGCGGCCGGCTACGGCGCTCTGCGAACTCGGGATCGCGGAGGAACTGCTCCGACCGGACACAATCCACCACGTTCGCGGTGGCGACGATCGCGCCGAGCGGCAGGACCTGACGGAGCCGGCGCAGATACTCGGCTTCCGTGAGCGATGCGGGCAGACCATGGCGCGTGCTCAGGACCTCGCGATGCTTCGGCATTGCGCAATACGCCTTGACCTCGGCATCCCAGCGCTTCGCCGCATAAATCGCGACGGGGCCGCGGTAGTCGGTTCCCCACCCGCGGGTCTCACAGAACTTGTCCAGGCCGACGTGATCCGCCCATGGCTGCCACAGGCAATAGACCGGGATTTCGCCGTCAATATGCGGCGGATTGATAATCATGACCGTTCCTTAAAAGAGCAATTGCTGCGCGTTGACCGCAGACCAATCGAGTTCGTGGACCGCGCAGAGGCGATCCGCAATCAGCCGGTTTCCGACCAACGATCTATGACATTTCTCGCTGTCGTAGCACGCGCAAAGAACGATGATTGGCCGCGCAATTCCCTCGACAATTCGCCATCCTGCGTCAAAATCAGCGATGATCATTTCTTGACCATTCGCGTGATTAGGATTGCCCCATTCGGTCACGCTATGGTATTTCGTACCGAAGACAGGCCGCAGATGAGAGCGATTCCAAAGTGAGGGCCATTGGCTCTGCGGATGGTATCGAATGTCGATCAATTCGGCATCCAACCGCTGCAGAATGCGCAAAAGGTCCGAGGGATTGCGCGTCCCTTTAGCAGTTTTGTATCCGGCCAGATAGGCGATCTCAGGCATCGGTCACTCCGCATTCATCCGCGTGCTCCGCAGGCTGGTGCGGATCTCGTCACAGTCCTGCTTGGAGAGGACGGCGAACAAACACCACTCTTCAGCCGGTTCCTCGTAGATCCAGACGGCGCCGGAAGCCGTCGAATACAGCATCGCGCCGTGGTCGTAGCGAAGGCTTGGTCGCCACGGCATGGCCACGTATTCCGGCGTCCAGTCGCGCAGATCGGACGCGCCAGGCATAAGCCAGGTGTCCGCCGTCGCGGTGTAAACCGCGCCGTTCCGCTGGACTGTGACGCCGCGCGAGTAGCGGCGATCCGGCCGCCACTCGGGGATGTCGGTCGAGTTGCAGACATGCACCTGTGCGGTGATGGAATGCGTCTCAGGCATGGTGCGCCTCCGGGAACTGTGTCCAGGTCTGGCCGTCGAGAACGGCGCCGGAGTTTGATTTCCCGACGCGAAAGGTGTGCATGGCTCCTTGTGGGTACCGCCAGTCCGCGGGATCGATATCGATCGACCCGTCCAGTTGCATCACGCCGTTCCGGAATCGGCACGCGCGAATGGCGTCGGGATCATTCTCGGGAGCCGGTTTGTAGAGCCAGTCGTAGTGCTCTTTGGTGTCGGGGTGCTGGCTCCACGGCCACCAGGCACCCCACTGTTTGAAGTAAAACGAGGTACTGGCGGCCAGACAGGCGTCCCGCAATGTTCGCACCCACTGGGGATGCATAGGCCGCGCGTCCTCCCCGCTCTCGCCGCCTACCACGATCCAATTTAGGTCCGTAAGCGGTCCCGGATCAATCGAGCCGACCAGTGGCTCGACCGAGGCCCACCTACAGGCGGCCGGCGTCATCTTGAGAACCGGAATGCGCCGATCCCACATCGCCTGGTTCTCAACGCTTGTGCCGACCCAGACATTCCGAAGCGGCCAAAGGTGGTCTTCCTCCCCAAATCGGAACCTCGCATGATCGGACAACTGCGCGGCAACCATGCGGGAATGGCGATCTGTGTAGACCACACCAGCAGCCACGGCGGCGGCCATACAGTCATCGAGCGTGAGTTTGGAGAGCACTGCCTGCGCGCGCTCAATCCGTTTCGTCAGGACCTGATAAGTGTGGTGACCGGCCAGCGCCATGACGCCGAACACTGCCGCAATGAATTCGAGCGGCACCTTATCGTGGAAGAGATCGGACTGGGACGCGACGAAGACCAAGCTCGGCGTCGTCCAGGAGAGCGGGTCAGGAAGCCGGTCCGCGAACAGCCGAACCTCACCCGTCCAGTGCGGACGGCCGTCGCCGCGGACGACGGCGAGGCCGGCATACCGCGGGTTGTGACGGAACCGGGTTCCGACCAGCGTTTCGGACCAGCAATGCAGACATCCCGTGCTGTGATGATCGCAGCCGCCCAGGATATCCCAGGTTCGGCCGGTCCATTCGATGTGTGAATCTCTCGCTCCCATTGCTTGCGCGGCCTCCTAAGCCGCCTGCTTCACCGTTTTCCGCGCCCGCGACGCAGGCACTGCCTTCCCCGAGTTCCGGGCCGCCTCTTCCGCCATCTGCTTGCGGACGTCGCGCAGGACCTCACGCCGGGCCTGGTTCGATCCCTCGACGCCGGCCGCCAGGTGGTAGCCGATGTCGCCGAGCCAGGCGGCGTCCGCGGTGTTGTCGTCGACGATCGCTCTGCCCCAACGCTCACGGGCCAGGAACGCGACCTCCTGCTTTTTCGCGTGGCCCGCGTATTTCTTGATCCTGGCGCCGGCGACCTGGGCGAACGACGCGCCGTTGCCGCACTCGGCGACGGCCACCTCGATCAGCCCGGCGATCTTGTGCAGGACGATGCCGACGCCGGCCGCCGGACCGCTGGCGACGATCGGTCGCTCGATCAGCACCCAGTCCCATCCCATCTGCAGCACCTGGCGGATCCATCTGTTCCAGAGGACGAGCTTTGTGCGCTCCCCAGGGATGTCCGAGAGATCGTATACGGCGATCTCGAACCGGGGCTCCATGTCGGGCTCGCCAGTGACCATGCAGTAGCCGGTCTTCGTTGACGACTGGTCGATGGCCAGGATGCGGACCGCCGCGGTGTCAGTGGCCGTCGCCGGATCAATCTCGGCCGCAGTAAAGAGTGTTGGTGTCACGATGTCTTCTCCAAGATATGCAGACCGCGTCGGGTCCGCCCACAACGTCGCCAGCCGGCGCGAAGGAAACAGTAGCCGGGGTTCCGGCTGTGGACCCGAGCCGGGTCCACGAACGTAAAGCGGCGCTCGCCGGGCCAACGCTGGTCCGCGATCGCATCGGCCTCTCGGATCAGATCACTCGACAGCACCGTGCCCTCGTTGCGGAAGATGCTGCAGCAGACGCCCTCCTGCTCGTCGTCGCGGATCTGTTGATACGTCCAGGCGAACAGTGCGTCGCCGGCGTCCGTGACAAATACGAATCGCTCGCATGGCGGCAGGATGCCTTTTCGGTAATGCTCCGGTTTTGGCGTGAACGAGTAGTGCCGGTGCGCCAGTGCGATCGCGATCGGATCGTGACTAGTGGTCAGCCACCAATGGTCGGAGACTTGTAGCCGACCAGTTTCCGACGGCGGAAAGAGGACAGGGAGCGGTGATGACGTCGTGCTCATGCCGCCTCCTGAAGCAGTCCGACCCGGGGATCGCTCTGCGGGCATTCCGCACGCAGCACCCAGGCGACGATTTCGAGAACTTCGAGCGAGTGGTCGGCCCAGTCCACGCGCTCAAGCGTCGTCTCCAACTCGCACCGCCGCAGGACCGTCGGCGTGGCCTCCGCGAGCCGCAGACCGTACGTGTGAATCGCTACGCCCGACGGCAACGCGAAGGCCTCGTCGCCGACCCAGAGATAGCAGTCGCTCGCGGCCGTGACGCGAGCCGCGCGCCGCCGGATCCGTCCATCGCGCTCCAGCAGTTCGAGCACGACCAGGGCGCCGGACCGCAGCTGCCCGATCCAGGATTTCGTGACAGTGCTCATGCGGCAAGCGCCTCCGGGATCTCGTCTTCCTCCTCGGCGTCCAGGAGGTCGAACAGGGTCGGCATGGCCGCCTTCTCCGCTTCGGCTTCAACATACCGATTGCCGTCTCGCCAGTAGCTCTCGGACAGCTCGACATCAATGCCCTGGCGGCCCATCCGCAGCGCGCGTGCGACCACGGTCCCAATGCCGCCGAACGGATCGAAGACGACTTCGCCGGGCATCGTGAACATCTCGATCCCGCGATCGACGATGTCGTACTGGAAGGGGCACAGGTGGTGCTCAAGGTTGCGGCGCGCCTGCTCCATGTTGAGCGTTCGCATCCGCGTCACGTCCGTCCAGACTTCCGTCTCCGGCGTCGCCGGCAGGTGGACCGGGATCAGCCCGAAATCGGGCGGCAGTAGCCCGCGCTGGTCCAACCGCTCGGCGAGCCGAACGTGGGCGTCATAGTCGTAGCCAACATCGGAGCGCAGGCAGTAGGCGCGCCAGGCGCGGTAGATGTCGCTCTTCGTGGAGAGCTCGGCGATCTCAGCCGGGGTGAGCGAGCGATTCCCATTGGACCGCCAGACGCCGTCGGCGTCGATCTGCCAGCGGGCACGGGTGTAGAAGCCCTTGTCGTGGCGGACCGGGTTGTCGGCATAGCCGTTACTGTGGTCGGACGGGGGCTTGCGGAAGCAGATAAGGTATTCGGACATGCCGAAGCCCATCTTCGTCCCATCCTTGCACTTCTCGGTCCAGCCCAGTCGGTAGCTGCCCTTGTTCTCCTTCACGACGTCGGTCTTCACGGTGCAGATGCCCATGCAGTCGAACCCGTGACGGATGTAGTGGAGGGCCGCGTAGCAGTGGGTCGGATCGATGGTTTGATAGCTGCGGCCGGTCAGGCCGCCCGGCATGACCCGGTCCTTGATATGGAGCAGTAGGATCCGTCCGGGCTCCAGCACCCGGTGCAGATGCGGCGTCAGGAAGTCCATCTGCTTCCAGAAGTGCTCCGCGTCGTCGGTGTGGCCGAAGTCCTCGTAAGCCGGGCTGTATTCGTACTGCGTGCTGAACGGGATCGACGTCAGGATCATCTGCACGGAGTTGTCCGGCAGGGTCCGCGTCTCCAGCACGGCATCATTGCGGATGCGCCGGAAGCCGACCCCGCGGAACTCCCTGCGCTCGACGCCGAGCGACCGGGACAGCGATGCATGAACGCCGGTCGCCGACAAGCCGTGCTGCTTGATGATCTCCCGAAGCATGTTCCGCCGTTTTGTGTCCTGCTCCCAGCGGCGCTTCAGGGTCTCCAGGATGCCGCGCTCGGCCTCGCTGTAGATGATGTGGACTTCGACCCGGCAAGCCTGCATGAAGCGCTGCAGGCGCATGATCGCCTGGATGAACTCCTTGAACTTGAAGCCGATCCCGGTGAACACCATCTTGTGGCAGTGGTACTGGAAGTTGCAGCCGACACCCGCGATCGACGGCTTGGCGGAGAAGCGGGTGATCCGGCCCTCGGAGAACCCGACGATGCGCTCCATGCGCGTTTCGAGGGACATCCCGGATCCCGTGATCGACACGACGCCGGGGATAGCCTTGTCGATCGCCCGGCGCTCCTCTTCCAGGTCGTGCCAGATCAACCAGTGATCATCCGGATCGCCGCTCTCGACAATCTCCTTGAGCTTGGCGACGCGCCCCGCCATCGATTCGCGCTTCTCGCGTGCTCCGCCGGTGACACCGACCGCATCGTCCTTCAGGAGCTTGGCCTGCCCGTTCTTTTGGATCTGGACGTTTTTTGCGTGGTCGACCGGAACCTCGTGGTAATGGACCGCGAGATCGGGCAGAATGTATCCCTCGTCGGAGTACTCCGCCCCCAGATCGGACGGGTACTGGATCCAGCATGACCAGGACGCGACCCACAGCCAGAACTCGGCCTCTTTGCCCGGAAGCAGGGTGAGATCATGGGCCTTCTCGCTGTTGCGCTTGAAGTACCGTGTCTTGATCTGGCCCATGTCCGCCACGCCCAGGTAGTGCGCATACGCCACGATCTGGTAGTGCTCGGAGGGCGCTGGCGTCGCGGTGGCGACAAGACGGTACCGAACCTCCATCATCGGGCCGAAGACGAGCTCGCCGAAGGTCTTGCTGCCGAACGACCGCAACACGTCCCCTTCGTCGAGCGAGGAGACGACGAACTGCATCACGTCGATCTTGCGCTCGACGACGGCGTCGTAGGTCGCAAGGTAAATGCCGGGGCCGGCGATCTCCGCATCGGAGCGGACGAACGTCACAGGAACACCGATCCGGGCCGCGTCGCGCAGGAACTCCTGGAGGACCGCCAGCTCGATGACGATCAAGCCGCGGCCCTCTTCACCGGTCCGCTCGGCGTGCTTCTTCAGCACCAATCGCTCGTATTCGAGCTGCATGACCGACTTGCCGAGGCCTCCGGCGGCGGCGATCAGGTAGCAGCCGTAGCGGACCGCAGTCGCGACGATCGTGCGTTGATGCGCCTTGAGCCAGGAATTGACCTCGCTCTCATCGCAGGGGAAGCCGCCGAGATGGGTCTGCGGCACCTTGGCCGCGATGAACTCGAGGTACGGATCGGTGACGGGAGCGATTCCAGGCACACCTCGATCTTTGATCAGGAGGTCGCTCATCGGGTGGCCTCCGATCCGGCGAACAGATCGCCCGAGGTATCGATCATTGAGAACTCGATAACCGGACCCGACACCGCAGACTTGCGACTGCCCCGCCGCTTTATTCCGGCCGACATGATCTCGTAGCAGATCGCTTCCGCCAGGCACTTCGGCACGCCGTTGCCGATTTGCTTGACCTTCTCTTCGCGTGTTCCGGTGAACGTGTAATGCTGGTAGGATTGAGCGGCGGCGAGCTCTTCCCAGGTGAGCATTCGGAATAGGATGTCGAGCCACCCGACGATTTGCCCTTTGTCGAAGAGCGGCGCGAACTCAGGAGACACGAGTGCGAATGTGTCCCGTGTCGTTACCGTGTCGAGGGGATCGTCGACAGATGCCGCCGCGGACTTCCCGTAATACGGAACGAGGAACGGCTCCACCAGGGCGAAACGGTTCGAACAGTCGATGGTGGGGACGGGCGCCCCGAGGTCGGAAGTCCGCCGTTTCGTGCCGGGCTTTTCGCTGTGGTACACGACCACGAAGGGCTGAGCCACGGCGAGATGCTCGTAGTTGGCGGTTACAGCCGGCAGAGGGGCGTCGACTGTGGCGGCTGTCGATCCCTCATAGTATTTCACGAGGTACTCGTTCAGCCGTACGCGGTCCAGTTCCTTATGTTCGCAGAGGCGATCGTACTCCTCGCGTGTGCCACCGAGACCTTCAGTCTTCGCCATCCACTCTTCGAACGGCGGCAACTCCCAGCACAGACTTCTGACCTCCGGTGATACACAGGCCAGTTCGCCGCGGTGTGCCGTCGTGATCGTCGGGAGCGGTCGGTCGGCCGGGAATACTCGATCGTGGCCGCCCTGGTGCGTCACCGGGACGATGTACGGCTCACACTTGCCGAAGTGCGCTCCGGAGGTCAATACGGTCGGAAGTGGCCGGTCCAGATCGATCGCGTCCCGGTTATTCTGCAGGACAACAAGAAACGGCGTAACGATCGCACGGTGATCATTCGTGAGAACCGTTCCGAGTGGATTGTCCACAGACTGAGGGCGCCCCTGTCCCGTCGGGCCACCGGCACCCACCAGAAACGGAGAAACAAGCCCATGCCATCCCGACGCAGTGACGGTCGGTATCGGGCCGTCGATTGAATGTGTGCGCGGCGTCTGCCCCGCACGATCGCCAAATCCCGGCACGATGAATGGTAAACCGGAGTACTTGACCAAACCGGCAATGATCCGCTGCATGGTCTTTGGTGACAACGGCTTCTTGCGCGTGTAGATGGATTCGCCTTTGAGATCCCAGTTAATGATCTCGCGGGCCGTCCGCCACGGCTTGGCATCCGGCACGATCGTTCGTGCCTTCTCGATATCCGCCGGTGGAAAATGGGTTGGCGTCGGCCATGTGATCTTACACCGCCCACGCCGGGCTTGGACGAACAACCGCCGTCGCGAAGTCGCATCTCCGAAATCCGCAGCGTTCAGCACACGCCAATCGACCGTGTAGCCGAGCGCGCGCAGGCACCGGACCCAGGCGCGGAACGTCTCCCCTTTGCGCGATTTGATCGGCCGGCCGTTGGCTCCGAGCGGTCCCCAGTTGACGAACTCCGGGATATTCTCCACACAGATATTGTCGACGTGGAGCTTCTGCACCCACTTCAAAAGGTCCCACGCCGACGATCGGGACTGGTCCTGCATCGGCTTACCACCACGGGCGTTACTATGGAAGATGCATTCGACAGAAGCCCACAAGAGAAATACGTATCCGCCTGGCACTGCCTTTAAGGGGTCGATCGCGAGAACATCCTCGCAATAATGGATCGCGTCCGGATGGTTGGTGGTGTGCGTTTTGATGGCGCGGGGCCAGTGATTGACCGCAACCATGTGTAGTTGAACGCCGAGCCGTTTCGCAGCCGCTGCGGCTCCCGTTGAAGTGCCCCCTGCCCCGCAGTAGAGGTCCACGTATGGGACCTGGTGCCCTGTTGTCTTCGCCTTGGTCATTTCGCTTCCATCGCGGCAACTGCCGCTGCAATCGTCTCTAAATCTTCGGTGGCGCGTGCGAGGATCGCCAACTGCATCGGTGGCACCCTGTCGTCGGCCTTTTCGATCCTTCGGATCGTGCTGTACGTCCCCCGAGCTTCGCGCCAGAGGGAATCCGTCGTCCGGGCGGGCACATCGGTCCAGACCCCGGCCTCGCCTTCCTCATTGCGCCGCAGAACGATCCGCCCCGGCGGCAATCCTATCGTCCGAGCCCTCTCGACAAATGGCCGGAGGGCTCGCAATCGATCGGCATAGGGCTGCGAGGCAGGGGCCATCGGTCACCTACGCAGCCGCGGCGACCGGCTCGCGCTTCTCGATTTCGACCTCCGCCGCTGGCCCGTCGCTTTCATCGTTCTTGTCCCAGTCGTCGTTGTCGATGAGCTTCAGTTGGGGATCGTCCTTCGCGTCCAGCACCGCTTTGCCCATGCGCTGCAGGTCGCCGATGACGTCGGGGCCGAACAGGGTCAGGTCCATGAGGAAACCTTCGAAGTCGTGAGGTTTCTTGAAGAGCTTCGTGTTGCCGTTCTTGTCGCTGGTGACGCCGGCATGGCAAAGTAGGTGATTGACGATGAACCGCTTTCGGTTCTCCGGCGCCTGGTCGAAATAGGTCTTGTAGACGACCATCACGAAGAAGGCCGTGGTCTCGCCGGAGCTGAAGCCGCCGTCCTGCTTCATCTTCGCCCGGTCGCGCCAGTCCATGATCTTCGCGATGTTGGCGTTGTTGCCGTCGAACTCCCAGGTGGAGACCTCGTCGAAACAGACCGTGCAGAAGTCGAAGAAGTCGCTGTTGAGCTCGAATGTGGTGCGCTCGCCTTCGACCTTCCAGCCGCGGCACTTGCAGCAAACGAAGGAGGGCAGTTCGTACTCCTCCTCTTCCGGCTTCTCGGCGATGTGGGCATTCAGGTTCGTGATGATCTTGAGATCGCCGTAAATGCGTTTGCCACGCGTTTCCGGCTCCTGGTCCGAGTAGAGATAGACGACCCTGACGCGGAAGTCGGCGATGTGCTGATGGTAGTCGCGGATCAGTTCCTCCGCGATCGCCCGGACTTCCGGGGCATCTGTGTAAGTGGCTGACATGTTCTGTTTCTCCTCGATGTGCCCCGGCCGGGGCGGATGGTTCTAGTAGGCGCCGATGGAGTGGGCGACGGCAACGCCAATGATCACGATCGCGGCGACGGCCACGAGAAAAAACATCCAGATCGTCCAGTAGATCGCGCCGTTCCAGCGCGCCGATCGGCGGTCCCGGATCGCTTCGCGAGCGTCCTCGATTTCGAGTGACCGCAGATCCAGATCGTTGCCGGCGGCGTCGGTTTGGATGTGATCACGGCCATCGAACCGGTAGTACTCGACACGGTAGCGGGTTGTCCGCATGGCTGGTCTCCTCAGCTGTCCCGAAACGGATCGCCCAGGTCGTCGGCGTCTGTCGAGCGTTGCGGCGGCGGAACGCCGGCACGCTCGTACAGGGCAGTCCGGAAGGGGTTGTCCGGCTCGGGATCGCTGGCCGAAACGGGTGCTGTGAGCGCGTCGCCGGCATCGGCGGCCGCGTTAAAGAACCACATGTCGCGGCCAGGTACGCGTACCGTCATCTCGTCCGTGCTGGCCCCGGATACCGCGGTGTGGATCATGTACATGTCGGCGGACAGCGCATCGGCCCGGTGTACGATCTCGGCTTCGAGCGTCGCCGGCCGCACCGCGGCGCCGTGGTCCGGCAGTCCTGGATGCGACAGGATGATGTGCAGCAGGGCGCGCAGCAAACGGGACGAAATCTCGCACTGCCGGGCATAGTCCCGAACGATCGAGTGGCCAAGGATCACATGGCCCTCCAGGCATCCGGCGGCCGTGTAGGTGGCAACGCCCGCCGAGCAGTCGAGCTCATGGATCTTGCCGATGTCGTGCAGCAGTCCGCCGGCGATGACGATATCGCGATCCGCCCGGGAGCCGTAGCCAAACTCAGCTTCCGTCGCGCAGATGCCGGCGCCGATGGCCGCGACCTCGCAGGAGTGCTGCAGCAGCCCGTGGTGCACGGCATGATGCATCCGCTTGGCCGC